ACGCGCGACATTATACTTGCGTACGGGCGCGCGCGATCCTACAAATTTGGTGATCGGTTGATGTTTGCACAGCGGATTCAATCTATCCATGACCGCTCGCGCGCGCAGTCATGCGAGGATAATATGATGGCTATTTGTCGTTATGATCCCGATTTTATTGGTCCGCGAACAGTGTGTGCGATTCTTTGGTGCGCGCCATCTAGTTCGCGCTGGATTATTGATTACTTTGATGCGCAATGGGGCGCAGTGGTTGGAGAGGAATCATGGGAGGAGATAATTTCCGCACTCATAGATTTCGACAATGGGAAGGAGATAATAGATTACGCGCGGCATGTGGCGCAAACGCGACAATGACGTCGCGCGCTTCCATTCGTCGCGGATCCTATCGTTGCGCGTGCTTTTTTGTGCGCAAAAAAACCGCATTACACGTCCAAAAGTTCGTAATCGCGCGCGAGCTGTGCAATGCGCTCATTTTCGATTTGCGCGGGATCTAGGCGCATTTGAAGGTCACAATGTACCATGCGCACGAAGTCGCGCGCGATTAGCGCGTCCGCGTGCGCGATTTCATTTTCGAAATACAAATTGAGTGTTGTAAGGTATCCACTATCTTGCGCGCAAATGCACTTAATAAGCGCGGGATTGCTTGTTTGCAATGCGAGATAAAGTAGCGCGCGTGCATCCTCCGAATCGCGCGCTGGCGCGATATGGAGCGCGCGCTCTACACTCTCAACATTTTGCGCGCGAATTAGTCCCGGAAGGGCACGCTCATAACAATCCGCGCGATCAAATATGCCATACTCGGTGTGCGTATCAAAATAGCTGAGCATTGTATCATTGTTAGTTTCTATTGCGCAACTATATCCCGCGGCCCCGCAATTATGTTGCGACTTGGTTACGCTATTGAGTTTGCCGAACATTTCGCGCGCAAGCTCAATGTTGCCGCGCGAACATGCGGCAAGAAATCCTTGGTAAAACCATTTTTGCGCGGGAACATCCGAGTTATTCCCGATTGCTTCGGCAGTTATTGTTTCATCCATTTGGATCGCGTAATCAATGAATTCGCGCCGATTATTTTTGCATGCGCAACGACACATGTCTACAAGAAGATCGCTACGTAACTCAGTATCGCCACTATAGCATTCAAAAATCACGCGCACAATTTCATCGCGCGCAATTTTGACTGCATGTTTAAGCGCGGTGCGCACGATACTATGTGATGGACTTAATTGCCGCAATGCCGCGCGCATGATGTCCGTAGATCCGATTTCGCAAATCCGCACGAGGAAGCACGCGAGCTTGAGATCTTTGGCCGAGGTGTTGGTCATTTTGTATATCAATGCGCGCGAATTCAAGTTTTCGCGCGGAAAAAGATATCTTACTCAGCCAAACATCTCAGATCGCGCGCGATCTCAATTAGCTCATTATGATCTTGAAGATCATTTGCGGTAATAGTCCATCCAAATGAGCAAATCGCGCGCGCAAAGCGAAGCAAATGGAGCGCAGGACCCTTGCATAGTGTCTGAAAGCGCGGAACCACGTAATTCGCGCGTGTGTGTTGAATGACATCTGGATGTAGCCGGTCGCGTATTAATTCAAGAATAGGCTCAATTGGGTTATTCAGTGCGGCGCGCAAACATGTGAGCCAATCTGGCGTTTCGGTCTCTTGTGTATCTATTATTGCGATTGCCGCGCGTACGCGCTCGTAATCTCCACTCTCAATGATCATTGGCAGTGCGCCTATGTAACAAGAGATGCGGCAATCTGCATTACTTGCCTCAAAGTATTGCATGAGCGCAGTGTCACCGCGCGCGATCGCAATCCTGTACCCCAATGGTCCGCACGTTGTGTTATCTGAAAGAAGCGCTTGCATTTCGCGCACGATCCCAATATGCCCACCATTACATGCGCTAAGAAATCCGTCACCAATGAGATACTCCAATTTGCGCCCAGTTACACGCCAGCATGCGAGCGCGAAATTAATGAGATCTTGATTATTTATGCGACATCCAATTTCGAAAATTGTGCGCGCGATTTTCGGCGCATAAATGAATGCGCCGATGTGTCCATAAATCGCGCGCACGATATCCGCGCGCCCGAGGTTACATGCCTCATATATTGCGAGTTCCATGTCCATTTCAGTTGGAGCAGCCTTACCAATGTGTGCGCAAACAAAGGCAAGATTGGGATGCGTGGGGCGAATTTGTGATGCCATCATCATATATCAGAGAGCGCGCGAATTCATCTTTTGGGTGCGCGAAAAAAATGAATCTGCGCGCGATAAATAAATCATATCATTATGACAACTGATCGCCTTGCGAAAGCTTGCGAAACTCACTCCAAGAGTGAAATTGCGTACTGCCTGTCGTTTATGGACTCCATATACGAAAGGACTTGCGCACTCGCGCGCGCAGTTCAGGACTCGCGCCTCGACGTCGTGCGCGTGCTCTACGATGACGCGCGCCCTGATGACAAAGATGGATGTTTGCGCGCGATTCTCTTTGAATCATGCAAAAGCGGAAATCGCGTGATCATTGAGTACGCGCTGGCGCGTACCGAGGAGTTGCGCGCATTGGGCACGAAAGTGTACTCTGCGCTCTTCTCCGCGTTCAAAGGCGCGTGTTACAACGGTCAACTCGCGCTCGTGCGCGAAATGTATGATCATTGCGAAGGCGATGACGAACATGAAACAGCGACGCGCGCGTCGCAAGGATTCATGATTGCGATCGAAACGTGGAACGAAGAACTGATGAAGTTCTTTGAGACGCACGGAACGTTCAATCGCGAAGGGTGTTTCGTGGGCGCGATCCCAGGCATGATCCGCGCTGGTAACCTCGCGCGGATCAATCGCGCAATGCGCGAAGCCGGCGAGATTTACTATGGTGATCTCGCATCGTGGGCGCGCATTGCGATCGCGTGCGGAAACGTACCGATCCTCTCGCGTTTCCTGCAGTGCGCGCGCGGTGGGCGTCCAACAGTGCCATTCACGCCGGAAACGCGCGCGCGCTTTGATCGCGAACTCGCGAAAATTGTCTCTGAGGCAATTAGCGTGACGTGTTCGTGGAAAGCGTGGGATGTGCGCGCGCTCGCGTGCACTCTGCGCTCATTGGGATTGCGCGCAAACGCTGCAGATCTGAGCGATCAGAACATGCAGATAGCGCGCGATCTCGGGGTGTAGATAGGGGCGAGATGAGAGAGAAGTTTTCTTTTTTCGCGCGCACAAATATGAATTTCGCGCGTTAGAATACTAAGATGGAATGTCAAGATACTCCTGGTCTCGCGCAACTTTCCATTTGGGGTGATGCAATGCACATTTGCTCTACCCTTTCCGCTGAGGCAATCACAAGTTTCATTAGTTATAATGCGCGCGATTTTAGCGCGGATTCTGGATATCGCAATGCATGTTTTGTCGGTGCGTGCCATTCAGGGCGCGTTCAGGCCATCAACGTAGTTCTAGAGTGTTGTCGCGCGATTCCGCGCGCGATTAGCGAAGTATGCGCACATAACGCAGTGTACGCGAGCTTTGAGCGCCAAGGGACAGATGTAATTGAATATCTCCTGCGATATTGCGCGAATTTAAGTAAGATAAACTACGCGCGATGCCTTGCCATGGCAGTCGCGAACGCGCGCGATGAGAACGTGAGATGGCTACTGGATAATGCGGAAGAGCAATTGAGCGAGCACGCGCTATTTGACGCGATTCTAGTAATGTCGCAACGGCGCTCTGGAATTCTACCGTATTTGCTATCGTCGCTCATTCTTGCGTATGCGCGCGCGATTCCGTACGAAGAGCGCGTTGTGAAGCGCGATATGCGTATTCGGGAAGTTTTGCTGCGCGCGTGCATACACGGCGATTACTGCCTTGCGCTTCATATTTGCAATATTTCGCGCGATGCTGTTGAAATGGATAGCACATTCATTCTTGAATGTTGTTCGTGCGCGCGCGCTCGCGGACATCGCGCGATTACGCGTCTTATTATGAATTACGCGCCATTCCTAATCCACAAGTGATTCTTCGCCAGAAATTCGCAGGAATTCGCACGTATCGTACGCAAATGGCACTGGTTTTTCTGATTGCGAAGATGTCGCGCGAATATTTTTTGGTGGAAGTATGATGTCGCGCGCGAGTTTGCCATCCGCGCCAATAATGCGCGTAATATCCGCGTGAAGTGAAATAAGATCATACAAAGGGACGGACGACTCTCCAAAGACAGTTAGTGTAGGTTCAAAGAGATACTCGGAACTCGTACCTCGCGCGCGCGAGATTAGCGCAATGCACGCAAGATAATACGTGAGATAAACGTGCGCGGGAATTACTGGAAGCACAATAGTATGCGCGAAATATTTCGCGCGCAAGTAGCACGCAATGAAGTATTTAAGCAAACCATGGATACTGACAGCGCGCACTTTTGCGCCGTTATCTAGTGTAAAGCTATTATAGTTAGCAAGGCGCCCATACGATGTAAACGCAATGAGCGTCGCGGATCCAACATTCGCGACCGTTGACGCTTCAAGTAAATCAAGCAATGGATAGAAACGGCGCGGATTCTTCGCTAAGCTGTGCGCGCGAATAACGTCGCGATGTGCAACAATCTCAATTGTGTCATATGGCACATCAACAAGAAGTGTGTCGCGCTCAATCACTGGTGCGCGCGCTTGCGGAATTGCTGGATCATCTGGCGCGAGCGCGTTGTAATAGAGCGAATAAGCCGCGAACCCATGCAAGAGAGAATGCGACACGATTTCGCGCGAAAGCGCAGTTTGCTTCGTTAAAATGCGCGAAGGAGATGGATCAATATCAAATGGGTATGCAGTAAAGAGCTTATTAAAGCGCGCGATATCTTTCTTCCATCGCGAGAACACTACTTCGCGCGGCGCATTATCGTACGGATACACAAGACTTGCGTGCAAATCGCCGAATTGGAAATGCGGATGAACCACGCGCATTCCATTGAATACCAGAACTGGCGTTTTATCAAATATCTCGCGCGGTACATAACTAATGTCCGCAACCCACCCATTATCGCCCACACTTACGCGCATTGTACGCACGAACATTGCGCGCGTGCCATACACCTTTACACCTGGCATTTGCGCGCTCAAAATATCAATAATCTCGCGCGCGGTTTCAATGTGAGTTGGTGACCAGAAATCAAAGTCAGGTAGATCGCTCTCTGCGTAAATACTATCTCCGCGCAAGCGCAATGCGTAGTCAATCGCAGTTCCACCGTAAAGGATGCAATCGTGCGTCTCAATGTACTTTTTGATAATCTCTTGCGCGCGCAAAAAATCGCGGAAATTTGCTTGATGCTCCGCAAGGACATTCTTGAATGCGCTTGCGTCAATTTCTGCAGTAATGCGCGATTCCATTGATCTCCTATATATTCATGCTCACGAATGCGCGCGATAATGTAAATATGTAAAGAGATTCTTGGCGATCGTATGCATTGTTTTTCCCTTGCGCACGCAAATCGCAGTAATCTCGGGTTGCGTCATGCGACAAAGTATCGCCAACGGACGTACAGTTCCATCAGGAGTGCATAGCAAGACATCGCGCGCGAATTGGCGCGATACGTGTGGAACGCGCGAGAGAATCTCCACATCAATGGCTAATGGTGTTGCGTTCGCGGCATATTTCGCGGCCGCGCGCGCGAATAGTGGATTCTGATCGGGCGCTAGGAAGACATCTGCGATTGAATGGCCAGATTTCGCGCATTCCTGCGCGGATTTTGGACCAATGCTAGGGAATTGCCTGAACATAAGATACACAATCTCTTCTTGCGATTTCTCAGTCGCGCGCATAAGTGCCGCGCCTGTCGATGGCGCTGCAATTGGCGCGGAATGGCGATTGTTGACCCATGAATTCATATTGATTAGCAATGAGTGCAAGCGAAGTGCAGTATCGCGCGCGTTTAGTGTTTCCACAATATGCACACCATCGCGCATCCACAGATGATCAAGTTTCGCGCGGATATTCGCGAATGGTATACCGCAAATGAGCGCGTTATCGTCAGTGGGGCGCGCGCCCTCAAGCAAGAGTGCAACTATCGTACCGCGACATTCTCCGCGCGCGCCGCATATCTCAATAAGCGCCGCGAGATTCTCCATGCGACCATCTTTGATTGATTGCGCGAAATCTTCGTATGTTTTGCGCTCTACCATCATAAATGCCATTTGTGGATTGCAAAATACGTAATCCGCGCGCGGTAGGCGCTTACATTCCCACCAGCATGGTTCTGCGCGATCGCGCGCCAATTCAGCAATGATCGCGCGCTCGCGATCATCAACGAGTACACTTATTGGTTCCATGATTATATGGGAGGTGATATTTCTAGAAGAGATTGCGCAAATTCACGCAATTCGCGATGACCTCCATGTGACGCGCCTAGTATCATTTGATCGTAATTCAACGATCCGCGCGCGCTCCACTTGCGCGCGAGATCGCAACATTCGCGCGAACCACCGAGGGCGGCATTGTATAACATACGTTCCAAATTCGGTGCTGGTGAGTTCTGTGGATCATCTAACATCCAATCTCGCGCGAGTTCGCAGCATGATGGGAGATTAAGGCGCGCGGCCAAAGCAAGCATTTTGTTATAATCAAGTATGCCCCATGCGCGCGCGAGTTTGCAAATTGAGCGACGTCCCGCGCGCATCGCGTTATGGAGCATGCCATTGAAATCCGTTGCGCCCCACGATCGCGCGAGAATGCATAGATTGCGATCACCAAAGAACGCTGCTTCGCGCAATAAACGATCCGCGCTCAGTATTCCCAATTCGCGCGCGAGCTCGCAGATTGCGCGATATCCTCCGCGCGCGATTGCGGCAATAACGCGCGCGTTATCGCGCGATTTGTGTGCCCATGCGGTTTCAAAGAGCGCGCAATTACCCGCGAGTGCTGCTTCTTCTAGCGCGTCGATCGCGTCGATCGCGTCGCTCGTTGGATCTCTCGCGTCGCTCGCTAGGTTTCTCGCGCCCCACGATCGCGCGAGATCACATAGTTCAGCACTACCGAATTGCATTGCGCCTTGTAACATTAAGTCATAATCACAATCCTGATCGTGCATCCATTCGCGCGCAAGTTCGCAAAGCGCGCGATGACCACCCCGCGCCGCGCCATGTAACATTACATTATAATCGCAAAAAGACACGCGAATTGCGCCACGTTGCGTTGAGTCGTAATCGCGCGCGAATTCGCAAAGCGTGCGATGACCTCCGCGCGCAGCATAGTACAACATACCGGTCGTATCGCGCGCGCCACGCGAAAGCGCGAGTTCGCAAATCGCGCGATGACCTCCACGTGCGGCTTTTCGCAACATTAGGTCATATTCGCGCGAACCTTGTTCTAATATGCGCGCGCATAGTGCGTAATCGCCATTGCGCGCGCCACACTTGAGCCAGAACGTGCGTTTTTCGGAATCAGATAGGTCTTCGTACATTGTTGAGTATATTATGTGCGAGTGCGCGCGCTTCTAAGAGCAAAAAAAGCGCGCGACGATAGGAGCCGCGACGAATGGAAGCGCGCGACGATAGGAGCCGCGACGAATGGAAAGAGAGAAGTGCGCACTCATGAATGCGCGCGCCACTTGTCAATGAGATTTACAACTTCCGTATATCTGCGCGAGATATCCTTTGATTCTTCAGCGCCCAGGAGCTTGGTAGCCATATTTGCGAACACATGCGGCGTTTCGGGCGGACATGGTCTAACTGGGTCCAAGATCATCGCAAATGTGTGCGCGAATGTGCGCGCGGTTTCGTATGCGCGCGCGTAATCGCGCGGACCAAGCGGCCCCATCTCAGATTGCGCAGCCCAATCGCGCGCAAGTTCGCACAGCGCGCAATGACCGCCACGCGCTGCGCTCACAAACATCTTATCGAATTTGAGTGCGCCCCATGTTTTCGCGAGCTCACATATCTCCGCGAATCCCTCGCGCGCACCACATGTGAGCATCTTATTGACCTTGAAATATGCCGTCCACGTTTCCGAAGGATTGTATTTTTGCGTCCATTCGCGCGCCAACTCGCAGATTTTAGTATGACCAGAACTCGCGGCCGCACAAAGCATAGACGTGAAACTGTATGGCGCGCGACTTGACTTGATCATCCAATCGCGCGCGAGCTCGCAGATTGAGATTTGCGAGTGCTTTGCGCCTTCAATGAACACATTGGAAAGCCAAACGCGCGCGTGCATTTCAACGGACCATTCAAGAAGTGTTTGGCATAGTTGCGCGTATCCATTTGCAGCAGCCGATGCTATGGCCGCATTCAAATTGCGCGCGCCTTTTTCGCGCGCGAGTGCGCATATTGTGGGATCATTGTGGGCCGCAGCAGTCATGAACATGAGCTCTTGACCGGCTGGATACCACTCAAGCAAGAGTTTGCAAATCTCAAATTGTTTGTTTGCGGCCGCGCATTCAATTGCGCCATCAAAGTGCGTTGCGCCGTGTTCGCGCGCGAGTTCGCAAAGATCTTTCTTTCCGGAGGATGCGCCGTAACAAAGGAGATCGTCTGGATCAATTGGTTTATCGTTGGTGGTCATTCTCAATATATGGAGTGCGAGCTTGTTTAATACGCGCTCGCGAACATATCGCGCAGGAATATATATACGCGCAATGGAATATCAACCCGCGGCTTTGACGCACACTGATATTTTTGAGAACTTTATTGATACGCAAAAAGCGCAAGGTCATACATCTGAAGGTGGACCACTTCCAGCGTATTTACTTACGCGGCAATTTGAGGAAACACCAGGAACGTATGATCCATACGCATATTATGATTACTCGCGCAGAACACTAGCCGATTGTCGCGCCGACGCGCCTTTATTTGAGTGCGAGACACCATGGGATACGCGCAAATGGAGTAAAACGCGCATGAACGTGCGAACGACAGGTACGCGCTCTGGTGCGGATCCTGCGGCGCACCCGGAGATATTCCTTGGATTTATGGATGAAGACACGCGCACTCCTGGCGATGATCACTTTCCTGCGTGGAGAATCGCGCAACAAATGGCAGCGCGCGCACATTACTTGAAACCAGTAGAACCTGAAGGTGCATCGCATTTGGGTGAGAATGTCGCTGATGGTGTAGAACCAGAAAACCAAGTATACAAAAAGCTGAATGTCGCGCGCGCACGTGTTAAGCGCAATTTGCGCATGTTTGGGCGCAGCATAGAGAACGATCAACCGCGCGCAGGACGCGATTGGCAGCCACTTCCGTGCGCGGTTAATGATCAAATCGCGGATGGTGGTGCGGGATCCGCAGAAAAGCCCGCGACGACAATGCGCCATCAAATGCGCGCGGAATACAACCCGGGTGATGAGAAACGCGGAAGACAAAGACCAGCGCGCGTTATGAAATCAAGTGATGCCGCATCGTTGCGCGCGGCGCGCGCGTGTGCAATGGCTCCCGGTGGTGGCGCATCCGAAGTAATCGAGCGCGAATCGGTAGCGCGCGCAGCCGCTCCTGCGAGGCGCGATGCAAGTGCGCGCGCAGACAAAACCGCGCGAACATTGCGCCACAGCGCGCGCGGACCTTCTGAGCATGTTGCAGAGGCAGAAAGCAGCGTACAAGCCGTGCGCAATGGTACAAGTGTATGGCATCTCGCGCGCAATATGGCGAATGTCGCGCGCAGAACATCTAGCGATATGGCTGCGGATGATACGCCAGGACCTGGCGTTATGGCGCCAATGCGCTGGCATCTTGATACTGGCGATCCACTTGCTTTACTTCATCGCGCGACTGGACACGAAGCTGCGCGTCAACAAGAAATACTGCACATTGCGACGGAAATCGCGCGCCGCACAACACTTAGTCCATGGTCCGCGCCTCATCTTGGAATTCGCGCGGATGGCTCGCTTGGTCGCGCGCTAGAGTGGGGAGGCGGACCGGAGCGCGCGATGATAGATGATCAAACGCCATCTTATTTGATCGTGGATGCGCTACTAATGAAGCGCGCGTGCGAGCGACCGCGCGAAACCGCGCTTATTAGGCGCAAGATGCTCACGGATGCGCGCAAACCGACGGGAACTGAAATTGAGCTCGCGAATCAAACGATGAATCTTCTCAATGGGTACAAGGGCGCGGTAATCGCGAATTCGCGCACGCATCGTGACATGGAAATGGCATCTGATGCACTTCTTGAGTACAATTTGCGCCAACAAAGTATTGGTGAATCTCCTGCGTCATGGCATCACGCGCAACGCGTGCACACAGAAACGCAGCTTACAGCTGAGCCAGTGCATTGTTTGCGCGGGCCAGCGCGCAGTGCGCCGCGTGAAGCACCGGTCGCGGCAAATATTGTGCGCGCGGCGATGCGAGCGACACGTTGCGACGCGCAACGCATGGATGGCGTGCGACATCCGCGTTGTGGCGACATGTCGGATCGTATTGCACCAGTAGGTGAGCGCGAACGTGGGATCGGATCAATGCGACTTGGGCGTGTTGGCCCGTCAAGGTGTGGACAAATGGAAATGGGTATGACACCAGCGCTCAACATCTAAAATCACGTTGCTTCAATATAAATGGTTGACATTCTACGGATGCAGGATTTTAAGCAAAACGCGGAAATAATCGCTGCCTTTTTTACTGATCGTTGTTATAACGCGATCTACGTCATCGCAAAAGATTACTTTACCAAGAATGCGTGTCGCTCGCTCACGGAAGTTTACACGAATATGCTCGCGGCACATTTGCGCGAGATTGCGGGCGCGCATACCGGCGCTGATGGCATTCTTCGCGAAACAATCGCGGGCTTGCACACATATTACTGCGGGTATCTGGGACAAATATCACTTGAGGATTTCATCGGGCGCGTTATTGCGCAAATTGTGCCTGAAGAATTCTTCTCCACAATGAGCCAGCGCGAGCGCGATTCAATGCTGCGCGACCTCGCGAAACAAACTATACTAAGTGTTGGACAGCGCGCGCTACAGCCAGATATGTTGCATCGTATTATTGATATGCGCGCGGATCATGTTGGTGTTACTATTCTGCGCGACGCAGGAATTGCAGTATTGCGCGATTTCAAGGCATCATTCATGTCGAAGCTATACTCAAAGCAGGTTGCTTCCGCTTGCAAGAGTAGAGTTGTCGCGTACGAGATCTATGATAAATTGCGCGCGGAATTGCGAAACGCAGTTGAAGTAGGCGTTTCACTTGAGCAACAACACAAGAAAGATATTGCGACAATTACAAAGCTAGAAACCACGATCGCGCGCCTTCAACGCGCGGTTAGTAGCGCGCGATCGTACAGTAATGTCGCGAATGAAGCAAGTATTGCGCGCGTTGAAGCCCTACAAATTCCATCGTGTCCTAGCGTCGCGGCGCGAACTGGAGAAATACTTGCGATACCTACAATGGAGCTTCCGAGCGAAAGGGCGCGAATTGAGGAAACACCTGAGATACCCGCAAGAGCGCGAATTGAAGAGACACTTGCGATACCCAATGATCCGCAAAAGGCGACGATTGAAGATGCGCCGGGCGATGATTTCGCGCACGACGACGATCAGCAAGAAGTCATTAACGTAGCGGAAATCGCGCGCGAGATCGCCGCGCAGAACTCACAAAAGTGAGCGCGCGAGTTTTTGCGCGCGTTATATAGCGCTTATGGAACTAGGGAATCTGATTAACAATTTTGCGGATTCGGTCTCCGCAAATCGCGGATTCGCGACCATCCTTGACAATCCATTTTATACCGCGATTCTAATGACCTTTGTTATTGTTCTCATCTTCTATCTTTCTGGCGCGCGCAAAAAAGGAACCTCGCGCGTGCGAGTTGCGTTCTACATCTTTAGTAGCTTACTAATCATCATGTTCATCTATCATCGTCGCTTCCGCAAATGTAGTAGCGAACAGGCGCGCGTAAGCGATATACGAAGCGCGCTCGCAAATCCTCTTCCAGTTGCGACTGCAGAACAAGTGCAAGTTATTCCGCCAATCTATATGACGGCACCCAATTAAGGACGCGCAAATTATATATAAATGGCACATAACGACGCATTAAATCACATTGAAATATCTGCAGAGCATCTCCTGAATAAGTCGTGTCTTATTTACGGAAAGACTGGGAGCGGTAAATCGCATATCATTAAACATCTCTTGTATTTGTTGCGTGATTACAGCCCAATTGTGATTGTTTTTTCGAAAAGTGAGAAGGTTAATAATGCGTATTCCGTGGCTATGGTACCGCGCTGTTTTGTGCATGATGAAGTATCTGTTGAGATTTTGAGGGCAATTCTTGAGCGCCAAGTTAGGGCGCGCGGTCTCTATGAGCGCGCAACTAATATTGAAACATTAGATGCGCTTTTCCAGCGCATTGCGGATGGACGCGCGCGCGAAACACTTGCGCGAATGCAACGCGCCTATGAGGATGTGTGTTCGCGCGCGGGAATTGATGAAGCGCTCAGTGCGCAATTCAAAGAGCAATTAGTTAAATTCTATCGCGCGCAAATAATGCCTGCGCGCGAGCAATTGAATGGAATGGATCTCAATGAGAAAGAGCGAATTACTCTCACATGGATCAATTTTAATCCGCATATCACAATGGTATTTGATGATTGTTCAACTGATATCCAGAAGTTGAAAACTAACGCGGATATTCTTGAATCATTCTTCCAGGGTCGCCACAGTCTTTGCACTATCATTATGTCATTGCACAGTGACGCGATGGTTATTCCATGCGTGCGCTCGAACGCGTATTCTTCATTCTTTACTGATTCTGGAACTGCGGGAATATGGATAAGTAAAACAACAAATGGATTTACGAAGCCGCAAAGAGATAACTTATCGCGCTATGCCGCGCGAATACTTGTGCATCAACCACCAAATACAAAAATGGTCTATGTTAATGGTGAAGCGTATCTCTGTGAGATTCCCCCACATGGCGAGTTTTCCGCTGTTAGTAGTTCAGCGCGCGAATTCGCCACGCGAGTAAGCAAAAAAGAGCCGTCAGACGTAGAGCCATGGATGAGCGCACTTTAGAAATGCAAATAGTAATGCATGACAAGGCGCGCGACAATAGCGAATACAGTAAATGCGATCAATGGTTTGTATTCGCGAATTTGCGCGCGCTGTGAATCATTATTAGACAACCACGTTCCGCGTAGTGGCAGCTCGCGCAATATATTGTCATCGGATGACCACATTTTGTATTGTAGACGCATGTATTCGCGCGCAATATCAATTAGTTTTTTCTCTTGCGAATCCGCAGATAAACTGTCATATTCTTCATCAGGAAGCGACCGCGACACATCTTCTATTTTGTTCATGATTGGAGCCCAATCCTTTTGATCCGCGCGAATTTTGATATTAGTTGTCATAGTTCGCGACCACATGGCAAATAACAAAAGAAGATCGCGCGTTTGCGATCCGTTGCGCGCGGGACATGCATCTATGAGTTCCGCGCGTAAATTCCACAGGTCGTGGTGACATTTTGCGAAAGGTGGTGAGTCCATTATATATATCAAAAAAAGCTTTAGAGTGCGCGCGATCACTTGCCGCCACTCTTTCCGGAACCACCCGCGACGTTCGTGCCTTCAGCATAGAAGAATGATTGCTGCAAGTCAACTGGAACTCCGTTCTCGTCCAACTTGGGCGCAAGTACGCGCATTGCGAGCGCGCCATCGGGCGTTTCGAATTCTGCGCGCGTCTGTTCCGCCGCAATAAGACTTTCGCGCTCTTCGCGCGATAAACATGGCTTCTTGCCGAATTGCGAAATGATGCCGCGCGCGCCAATATAACGCTCCAAGCCCGCAGCATCATCCGGCCCAGTCTCGCGAATGTTCTTTGTTTTCGCGCGCACTATTTTTTTCTTTGTGAGATCTTTACCGAGCTGATGATCCTTTGAGATTTGTTCCATCATGAGTCGCAGAACCTCCGTGTTGCGATTATAGAAATCTACATTTTCACGGTTCTCGCGGAATGGTCCGAGAATGGTCACACCGCCATTCTCAATGATCTTTGGATCCGCGCGGAATTCTGCTTCATGAACGCGCACGTACTCTTTAGCTTTTTCAAGATCGTCAAACGTGTCATAGTAAATGAGTACATTCTCAATTCCTGGCGGTGTTTGGTAAATAACATCAGTCAAGATGCGCAATACTTCGTAATGACTGTCAATGTAGCGCCCAAAGTGATAGAAAACATCCGTCGGCGGCGCAACTTGCAGTACATTGCGCGCTTCAAGAAGTGTGCGACCCGCAGTGTAAGGTCCAAGAATATCCGCGGCACCATCAATACGCGTGCGACACTTTTGAATCAATTGACGCGCGTCTTCGAATTGCGCGAGCCGCGATGGCGAACTCGCTTCGAGATCGTGCATCTGCTCGCTGATCAAGCGGTAACCCTGCGCGAGATTTCCGGCGACAATGCGCGCTTGACGATACACAATCTCCGCTGCTTCATACGTTGCGAGCTCCACATCGCGCGTTGTATCTTCCTGCGATTCGCAACCATATTTCTCAATTTCCGCGCGCAGAACTGCAGTTGATTCAGCGAGTGCTTCGCGCGTCACAGTTAATTCCGCGACGCTATGATCCGCGACATCCGGCGCAACGGCGGTAGCGGCATCGCTAGAGGCTGCGACATTGGGCGCAATGATCGCGAGCGCATCAACCGGCAATTCAGCTGGTGCTTTGCGCACATGCTTGTCTGGATTAAAGAGAAACACTGAATCAAGGAATGAGCGCGCCACTGCGCGATGCGCGCTATTGTATTGTTTTGCGCGCGATGCGCACTCTTCGCGCAAATGATCGCGCGTTTCTTGCATATTCGCGCCACTCGTTGTGGCATTGATTTTAGCCGCGTATGACTCTTCCATTGCGACAACAAAATCAGGCACATATTCTTCGAGTCTGCGATAAAGAAATCCAATCATTGCGGTCGTCAGGAACTTGCGTGCGTCACTATCCTTCATGTTTATGATGGAGGCAACCGCGTATGATTTTTGATCGGGCTCAAAGGTACCAATGGGATTAATGCGCTGTTTGAGCGCGATAACATCTTCATCTGGAATATCTGTGATTTCGCTGGGATTATCAGTCAGACGTTTCATGATGTCGCGCAATTCGCTATCAGTCTTTGGGCGCGCAGGTATCTTCTCGGGTGCGCGTTGTTTGCCTTTGGTTTGCGATTCACTGTCTTCCATTTCAGCGTTTTAGTATATGATAGGTACGAGTTATAAATTAAAAATGCCAAAGGGATTGCGAAGAGTTGCGACATCCGACGGATCCGCGCGCGATACCGCGAACGAAATTACGGTGCGCTCTTACGATCGCTGTATGCGCGGGCGCTTTGATGAGGCGCTAAAGTCAATTAATATTCTCCTGGAAATATCTGAAGGTCTCCGATCATCCGATGAGCACGCAGAGGCGCGCGCAATGCTTGTTGTTAATTTGTGCTTTGGTCGCGATTTATTCGCGGAATTGCGCGCGCGCACACTCGAATCGCGCGATAATTTGCGCGCACTCGCGAATCAGTATGATCTTTCGACCGTAGCGTATCTTATTGATGAATCTATCGCGCGAAGTCGCCGGTATTTCGCGCTCATGTCGTGCGAAAACCTTGACTCTTTTCTATGGGATATTTGCGCAAAACTTCATGCACAAATAGAGAATATCCAAGAGATTATTGAATACATTGAAGACTCGCAGAATCCATCTCGCGCAATAAACAGACCAAAAGTGCGCGAAGATAAAGCTTATTATCCACCAGAACAATATGTGCGCGGTGGGCAAGTCACGCGTTTATCTGCGAGCGCAAAACGCGCGGCAAAAGCATCTTCGCGCGCGCTTAGTGGCGATCGCGCGGAAATTGGCGATGCGCGGACTTGTTCTGGCGCGCACATGTCACCGCAGCACATTACGAGCGTTATCCAACACGAATCGGAAGGTGTATCATTTAGCGCGCTCCAGCGCACATTGAAACTCGCAAATGATTGTATCGCGCGCGCAATGAAATGGTCGCGCGCTATTTATTTGCGCGGCGCGGATGCGCTTTGCTGCGAGGATTGTGGCGCGCGTGTGCGCGTTTTGCAAGATATGAGTGAAACTATTTGCGACAAATGCGGGCGCATCGCAACAATCATTAATTACGGCGCGATTGAGGATGCAAATGCAGCAGTTGGCGAAAACGCGCAGGATGGCGCGCGCGGACGACGTTGCGGATACAATTATATTCGCCACTTGAAAATCTGGTTGGATCGTTTGCAAGCCATTGAAAACACAGAGTTTGATTCGCGCGATATCGCGCGAATTCGCGCGTCTATTGAGTCAGAGTACATGAATGCGAATCTAGTGAATTGGCGCGCGCTTTGCTGCGACGATATCGTGCGACATTTATCACTTTGCGGCTTGTCACACCTTGGCGAGCACGTACCGAAATTACTCAAAGAATTGGGTGGTCGCGCGCCTCCTTTCTTGGATTATGATTCCGAACAAATTGTAATGCGCGATTTTATGCATATAATGGATGTGTATGCGCACTTGTATCACGAACCGGGCAATAAGCCATATTATCCGTTCTTCATTGCGAAAATTATTAAGCGGCGCTTCAAAGAGAACCCAGAACTCTACAGAATGCTCTTCTATGTGTCTAAGCAAGGACACGAAACTGTTAACAAAAATGATCGGATTTACCGTCAAATCTGTGAAGCTGCGCCTGCGCACTATGATCTTGTTTACGAACCTGAAGTAGATTAATCGCGCGCTCAATATATGGCGCAAATGGAAAGTGGACAGAATCCGCAATCAAACCTGATTGATATTAACCGCGTAATCGGGCATATTCCAGGAACGATTCCGCGCAGTTCCGCCGTTGGTGGTGTGAATCCAACCAAGTTGTCATGTGATGATCTTGTTGTGCGCCATGGCTTTGCGCTTGGTCAAATGATCACGCGTCTCATCGCAATCAATGGATCGCGCACGAATACAGCTATTGGATTCATCGGCGGCACCGCGGGTACTGGTGTATACAGTCCCGCAACTGATAGAATGAACGTTGCGATCGCGGGCGTTGATGTGTGCTATTTCTCGCCACTAGGCACTGGATTTACTAATGTTTATAGTCCTACTGGTATTATGGACTTTGGTGGCGCGACACTTGTTAATATTGGCGGGATAACCGCGAATCCGCGCTCGTATGAGATTGTAGGCGCGTATACACCAACCATAGGCGCGACATCGGCAATCGCGCTTACTATTCCTTTAGTGCTTAATGCGGGGTTATCAAGCACGTGGGAATTCGAAACTAAAGTAATGTATGTTTTGAGCGGAAGTGGAGGTACACTCAATGGCGTGTATACATTCCGCACGCGCGGATATTTGACATCCGGTGGAAGCACAACACCCACCATTAGTAGCGCGTATGATATCACGCGATACGAGAATCCCGCGCTTACTGGGACACTAATGGAAATGACCGCGACTCTTGGAGCAGCGACAGTGAGTGTGACTGGACTTGCTGCGCAAACTATCGTATGGCAAGCAAAAAGTAATGTTGTCCGAGTGGAATCCGCATAAATGTCGCGCGCGCATTTTATTTCGCGCGCGAAATATACGATATCATGGTTGAAGTTTTCAAGTCTCCAATTAATTTGCAAAAATCCGCGGATGTGCGCGCGACTGCGACATCTGCGGAAATCGCAATAGAAGCGAACTCAAGTGTGCGCGTTGCCATCCCATTCGCGAAAGCGTTTGTAGATGCGCCATTAGTGCTCTATTCGCTCATTTGCGCGGACAATGTGTTCGAACTCTCGCACTACCTTGTGGAAATACGCGTGGACGGTTTTACCGTGTGTATTGAGAATCAATCGCGCGTATCTCGAGCCGTCAAAGTTATGTATGAAGCGCGCTCCAACTGAGTGGTGAGTTTTACTCGCAAATATTTTTTGTCTTTGCATATAGAGAGAACAAATGAGCAAACACGAACAACACGTAGAAACGTTCGAAAGTGGAGCGAATCAACGCGGCTTGGGCTCCATTAGTCATCACGATCTCGCGGCTATGAAGACACAATTGGCATCCATGGAACAAATGGTTGCGCAATATGCGCGCGCGACTGGGCGCAGCGCATCAGCGAATATTTATCCGGTTATTGTGCCGGAAAAGCCATTGCCATCCACACCAGTTCCTGAAGGAGTCGCGGAAAATGTAGAAAGTGTAATGGCAACGATTACAGCAATTATGGCGCGCATAAGCGATTTTCTCGGCGCGACGAATGGAGCCGCGACAAGTGGGAGCGCGACGAATGGAGCCGCGACCAACGGGAGCGCGACGACGAAGATACACGTACGTTCGCAACCATCATTTTCGCGCACGCTACCATCAAGGAGTGTCGTTCCCGAACCGGAGGTCGCAAGCGAATTACCGCCTCCACCATACATACCTGTAGAAAGCGAAATTAAAGCTGCGCACGCGAAATTGGATATGATGATCGAAAAATGCGCATCAATGAACGCAAAACCCATAGATTTTGTGATTGCAACAGGCGACGAGTATTACTGCCTCACTCAATTCCGCCAAATGATGGCAGAACGCACAAGCGAGCTCACAAAAAACTTCGCGTCTCAGTTCAGCAAGTTGCGCGTAAAAAGCTGAGTAATCTCATTGGAAAGTTACGCAAAGAATTGTCATGGGCGGATGTAATGCAAATAGTCTTATCAATTCTCGCTCTTGTCGCGCAGCTTATTGTGTTTGTAGTATGATCGCGCGCGATATTTATTTTTTGCGAGTTTTTTGTGGCGACCTATATACACTTTAGTGAGAACAAAGTCTCCATTACCTTAATTGAAAAATGTCGGCAGGTGGTGTTTTCAAATTGCTCGCAAGTGACGGGCGGTCTGATCGTATGATCCACGCAACGGATCTTCTCAATGCGCGTATTCGCGATATCATGTGTGCGCGGAAATCGCGCGGGCTTTCCGAAGTGACGCCAACACTTGCGGATATCGAAAAAACGCACATTCTCTTTGTTAACGCACATTACAAGCCATTCGCGGCACTCGCGTACGAATATTCCAAAGTGCGCGCGCAATCTGGAACTGTTACGTTTGGCGGTCAGATTCTCTTTTCCATCCCAGCGTACGGTGAGTTCTTCAGCGACATGGTCGCGCACGTTATGCTCGGCGCAGTCGCATGCACTGCGTCTGTTGTTCCCGCATTCCCCGCTCCGATCACTGCGAATGCAATTGCAGTGCCGCCCGCGGGTACTCAGCAGAGCTACACGGATAACGCAGTTACGCACGCGTACACGCTCTACACGCAAGCGTATGTTGATGCAGCTGGTACGATTATTGCGCCCGGAGTGGCCGCATCGAACTTTGTGCGTTACTGCGAATATCCTGGGGAAATGCTCTTCAGGGAAGTGAAATTCGAAATCAGCGGAAACCCACTGGATACGTACACACGCGAGGCAACGATCTTCTATCGCAAGTTCTGGATCATTCATGACAAGGAAGTTGGATGGAAGCGCCTGGTTGGGCAAGAAGTGCCAGTGGATGGGTTTAGCAATGAATCCGCGATCACTGGCGCAAACAAGTTCGTTGCGCCAATGGCCGCACTCACTGATGTTCTTGGAACTGAAGTCGGACCTGCGAATGCCACAATAACCGCGCGCAAAATGGTGCAGATCGTTTCTGGACCGCAGACTCCAAAGATTCTGCAGCCCGCGCTCGATTTGTGGATTCCGCTTCTCTTCTGGTTCAACAAGGACATTCGTCTCGCGATTCCTTCCGTGTCCATCCCATACGGTCAGCGGTTTATTACTGTTACTCTTGAGGCGCAAGATAACGTTGTTTACCGCGCGCCCGGCAACCTCTTCTTGCAGTTGACGACTGAGGTGCGTACAGATGGCGGAGGTGTCGGTACTGGAACTGCAGTCGCGCAAGGTGTGACTGATGTGTCGCGCCAAGTGAACTATGAGCCGGTTCTCCTCGCGAACTCAACAGTTAATCCCACACAGACGCTCTTTGCGGAACTTTATGTGAACAACATTTTCGTGAACCCCGAAATTCACGACATCTACATTCGCCGCATTGGGTTCACTCTTGTGCGCGTCCACAGGCTGCAGAAGCAGCAGATCACCGTATCCAATGACAATGTGCTTCTCTCGCAACTCAAGTGGCCGACAGAGCTCATTTACATTGGAATGCTCCCAAGTTGGAACATTGACGCGACGAACGTTAACAAGTATCGCGATTGGCACAACCTGACGCGCGTTGATGATGAGGTGTTGTACCAGACATCAACATCATCTGGCGCGATGCAGTCCGCGACGGCCCTGCTTCCAACTGCGTGGCCAACAGATGTTAAGACATTCTCGCAGACTTCTACTAGCGAGCAGATTACTGTACCAGTTTACACTCAGACGATAGACACGCTCAAGGTAACTGTGCAAGGTAATGATATCATTGATACGTTCGCGGCACCATTCTTCCGCGATTACACGCCCTGGTACTATGGACAGAACATTATGCGCGCGCCTGTTGATCTTGGCGCACTGCTTATTAACTTCTGTGTGTACCCCGGCCACTACCAGCCATCTGGTCACATTAACATTTCGCGCGCGCGCGAATTCTATGTCACGTACGTTAGCAGTTACTGCTCTTCGACGTATCCGTGCGAGTTGATTGCAATTGGGATTGCGATTAACTTCTTGCTCGTCTCTGATGGGTCTGCGGTGCTCAGGTTTACTTCTTGAGCCGTATTTGCGAGCGCGCAAGATCGCGCGCGACTATATTTTTTTTGGTCGTGCGCGCGACCAAAAAAATGAATAACGACCTTCTAAGTACAAAATGAACAGCAACGAAACTAACTTGCCGCCAACCACTTACATTCAAGTCTGCCACGCAAATGGATTTCCACTCCACTTGCACGAAGCTTACTTGGGTATCTATGGTCCGAAATCCATCCGCGACACCTCTCTCGGGCGCCTCATTCTTCGCTTGAAGAATGAAGTGCGCGCGAAAAAGGCCGTCGTCATTACCGCATCCGGTCGCGCAGTCGCGCCGGGTCGCGTGTGCGTCTTTCGCGCATGAGTTCTTTTTTTGTGTGCGCGCGAAATATGAATTTTCGCACATGCACATATAAGATGACCACTGCGAAAGATGATTTCCCATACAAACGCCTTTGTAGCGATATGGCCGCGCAAATTCGCGTGCGCTTCACTAATTTGATAGAGTATCGCCCTACATTTCGCAAGATGATTTACAACATTAATAATGCGCCCGATTTTCGCACTCAAAACTTGCGCTTCTGTTTCGCGGGTAGTATGGATCCGTTGATCATGGTTCTCGACGCGCGCGATTACGAGAAGTACAACTTAATCAGTGACTATTTTATTGAGCAATATCGCATTCGCGCGTACCGCAGTGATGACCCAGCGCGCGAATCGGTGTATGATTACTGGAACAAGCATCGCGACGAATTGAGTGATAATGACTGCGCGCGCAGTCGCGAAGCTATATATCGCGCGAAAATGGAAGTGGGAACGTTTCGCCCGACTGTAGCTACTGGACTCGTTTGGTTGATGCGCGCGCATCTTGGTACACCGTGCGAATGGGTACTCAATCCTTGCGCGGGATGGGGCGATCGCCTAATTGGATTCGCAGCCGCGGGAATTAAAGGATTGGTTGATGTGGACCCAAACGTGCAACTCGGCGCGCAATATGCGCAAATTCGCGATTGGACGCGCACTTTGATGCCGCAAGATCGCGCGCTTCAGTACACGTATATTCCGCGCCCTTTTGAGGACATTTCGTGCGACGAACTCCTTGCGATACCGGGTCGCGGATATGATCTTGTGCTCATGGATCCGCCATATTTCGATCTCGAAGTGTATGTGCGCGATGATACGGAACATACGCAATCTATTTCGCGCTATACTACTTTTGAGGATTGGTATAACAAGTTTCTCATAGCATGCGCGCGCAAATGTGGCGAATGTTTGCGAATTGGCGGCTTGTTCGCGCTGATCATTAATCAAGCACCAAGTGCGCGCGCTGATCCGCGAATGCGATTCCTTCATCGCATGGTCAGTGACATCACGCGCACGACTAGCGTGCGTTTGCGCTATCTTGGTGTCATTTCATATGCGGAAGTGCGCGATGGCGCGCGTATACGCTCACCACAACCCATGTGGATGTGGTCGCGCGAACGCGCATAATAATCTTTTTGCGCGCGGAAAAATGAATTCGCGCGATTCAGATAACTGCAAACATGCCAAAGATAAAGAAGTCGCATTGCTTCGTGAATGACATACTTACATTGGATCTCGCGCATTTGCGCAAGAAGTACCCTGATTATAATATTCGTTGCGGAGTACTTCTTGTGCGCGAAGAAGATGGTAAATTGCTCATAGTAAAAGAAAAGCCGCGCGGAAATTTCACTGGTAACGTATTTGGTCCTCCAAAGGGAAGCGCGCGTCGCTGCGATCGCGAATATTTTGATGTCGCGTTGCGCGAACTCTTGGAAGAAACGGGGATTTCCGCAAGTGCACTAGATTGCGTTGGACCAGAATTTGTAATGTTTCATTACTATTATCGCGAAATACTCTTCTTGTTTCCACTTGTCGTTCACGCGCCACCAGAGCCGCTGCCGGACATGTACGAAATAGAAGAGTGCCGATGGATGTCCATCGCGGATCTCAGGAACAACGAATGTGCCGAATCCGCGTACATGCGCAGACTTGTGTCTGATTTGTATACGATTCTTGTTTCTGGAGTAGCGGGATCGTAACGCGCGCGATTTTTTTGCAACTCATGGATGTGCACTAACAGTCCCACCACACGCCGAACAGAAATTACTGCCACCTACGTGCGAATAACCGCGCAAGAAATCGCGCGCATATTCAATAAAGCAAATCGCGGCGACAATGATGATATACAATAGAATCCAATCAAACGCAGATACTGGTTTACTGCGAAATATTTGCGCGACTGCGTCACTTGTTGATGCGGACTTGGTGGGCGCGTCCACAGGCGTAGTTGTTGTCGCAATTACGGGCGCGACTGTGGGAGAAGCCGCGTATACTGGCGCGATAGGCTCATCTATTTGCATTTGCGCGCCAATTACTGGAGATTGTCGCGCGCTTGGCATAAATGCGCGCCGCGCGAACTCTTCTTCAGTTGTGAAGCCACTATAGTCTGGATTTCCAAATTGAGGATATGCGAACGACATCAATATATGTTAGCACAAAAATAATCCATGGCGAGCAATCATCGGTTTATGCTTTTGGTTTTCGGTGTTAGTCTTGATGAGGTGCGATCTGCGCTCGCGAATAACACTGCGAAAAGTCAGCTCGCACCGCAGCGCGCAGCCGCGAGTGATACATTGATTGATTTTGCGGATTACTCCATTCTTCCGCACACATTTATGCGCGCGGATTTGCACCCAACGCGCACAAATCTTCTCTGTTGGCATTGTAGTTTGCCATTCACGTGCGTTCCGCGCTTCATCGCACTCGAAAGCGCGCGAGTTGCGCCAAGCGAACCATGTGGCGCGGAAACGTATGAATGGACGATTGATGGGAACTTTTGCTCGTGGGCATGCGCGGGTGCGTATATTAGCGCAAATTATAAAGACCCAAAAAAATGGGCACTAATGCAGAATCTCGCGGTCGCGCGCGCACAAGCAGATGGAGTAAAAATACGCCCAGTACGATGCGCGCCAAGTCGCACGAAGATGCGCTTATATTGCGGAACAAGTGGAATGTCGCAAAGCGAATACGCGAGCACCGTTGAGGCACTTTCAGCGCCGTGACGCGCGCGACGATATCTCTTCGGCATCTGGTGGGATTTCTATCGCGTGCCCACATGTACATCCGCCCGCGCGCAAATACCAGAAGATGACTATCGTAATAATGAGCATTACAAGAACACCAAGTCCCGCGTTTCCGCGCGCAAGACCGCGCGCGTAGTCTAGGATAAGAAATGCATTCAAATACGTCAAAACGCCCTCAATCGCGCGATGTGGCGCATGACAGCAACAATTAGATGAAGACATAGTGCAATATGAAGTCTATATACTCTTCGCGCATAAGAATATTCCCGCAATTATTTGCACGCATGCGTCCGCGCGATCCGCGCGAACATGAGGGAAATCGCACGCGCGCGAATGTGCGTCAAAGTTGAAATGTTCCGCGAGTCGCACGTATGCGCGCCTTGATTGTTTTTTGCGCGCGTCATATGTAGTGACGGGTGGCTCGCGCAATAACGCGCACGCGACCTTGTTCTTCTTCCCCGCACTAATCAAATAGACTTTGCGCGCGCGACAAACTGCGCTGAAATAGAATACGAGTTGCGCTTCAACTGTTTGATTTGTATCGTGTACTGCGCTGCTAAAGCCGCGTCCGCGCTTTCGTGGCTGGCGCTCGATGATTACAGTAGAGCGCGCAACGATACTCGCGGGAATAATCGCGCGCAATGTGGTTGCGAGACGTATCGCGCGCTCCGCATGGTCTACTTCGTCAATCTTCTGTCCTAGTACATCCTCAACACCTCCCGCGCGCAAACAAAATAGGTCGCGCGCGCAAGGTGCGATCCCATTGGTCGTGGCTCCTATTGTCGCAATCCCGTTGGTCGCGCCGTTTGATTCATGTATCGCGCGCGTCAAAGATCGCGGATTGTACCCTAGTATGCACCATCCGAGCGTGCGATATGCGCAATCAAATCCAATGAATGTATGTTCGTCTTGCGCGCAAATATCTAATGTATTGTACATTAATGCTTGCTATTGAATATATAACATGATTTCAGATAAGAAGGATATTTTTGGGCTCGGGGGATTAACTAATCCAAGCTACACTGTAGATCAATCCGCGATCATAGAAAAGTCATTCATATCGGATGGCGATAGTGCACCCGCGGATGCGCAAGAAACCGAAGCTGAGTCAACATCTGCGGAATTGCAACGGCGACTTGCGGAAATCGAGCGCAACGTGGGATGCGCAGTCTTTGGGCCGAGCGCAAGTGAGCCTGCTCCGCCGCCGCGCGAAGAACCCGCGCGACCGCAAATTACTCTTAGTACGGAGGGATTGCGCCATACAGAGGAAGCGCAGAAGCGCGATCGCTTGGCGAGTGCGCTAAGCGCGCTCTCCATTGGATCTGATGGATTCCTGGACGCTGACCATGAGTTGGATCGCAAACTAATGATGATTGAAGAAATAGAAGATCTCGTAACGACTTTCAAAGAAGAGGGCGAATCCATGGATCATGTACACATTCCAGACAAGAATGACCCAATAGAGACCATCCAATGCACACTCAAGATTCTCAAAAAACACAATGATCGCAAGCGCTACGGAAATCTCGCAGATGATTGCCTAATGCTCGCGGCAACTAGTCTAGAAATGCTCTGTGACGGGAAACGCTCATGGATTGGATTTAAGCCCGATCTGAGCGGATGGGCATCACATGTTCGCGCGAAATTGCGCAGAATGCACCATGATACGTCGCAAATTGCGAGTAGTGTCATGAATGATTACAACATAGGACCAGCAGCGCGCCTTGTCCTCGAATTGGTCCCTAATATGATTATGTATGCGCGAAATAAATCCGCTAAGAATGCAGAGGGCGCAAGTAGTGACCCAGTGTTCGATTCCGCAATTAACGACTTATCGCGCGCACGCGAGGATTCCGCAAATTGAATTGCGCGCGCGATCTATATAGCACGATGACGTCTGAATACGACATTTTCGCAGATATCAACAATATTCTCGCGCGCGGCCCATCTGCTGATGATATGCAACAGGTCGCGAGCCTCCATCAACCAGAAGAGCCGCAAATGCGCGTTGCGGATGTCGCCGCGCCCGCGCCAATTGATGCGCATGATAGTATTTCATTCGCGTCAGATCAAGAAATGTCTCAATATGAAAGCGATATTGGTGTCAATGCGGCCAATTTCGCGCGCATTATTCCAACAACATTCGGTCTTAGTGGAGTGCTCTCAAACGTTAGTTTTAGCGAAAGCGCGCTAATACCATTTATTGCGCAACATTTACACTACCCATGCGTGCGCGCGACATGCAATTACGGAGATGTTACAAATGAGCATTTCGAGCGCCTTGTTGCGGATGGTAGTATTGATCTCACATCAACCAAAAAATCTGCGCGAGCGCGCGCGAAAAAGCAGAAGCGAACTTGCGCGAAACCGCGCAAGATACAAGGGAATGGAACATGCTTCAATTCGTCAGTGTTGTTCTGGATCTATTCGGAGGCGCATCGTACTGTTTACAAGATCCGCTTGTTTCGCACTGGCCAATTTGGTCTTCCTGGTACGCGCCCAGAGATGATCCGCGATATTCTGCATATTTGCCGCGATGTCTTTATTCCCACACTCTTTGCGATTTTGCGCGCGCGCGATGCCGCGCAGTCTATCGCGCACGTAACGGAACCAATTGCGCTTGTATCACTCATTTCCATCATGAAGAATTACAAATGGTATAGAACGATTCCCAAAGGAACAATTCTTGATTTAGCAGTGATCGCAGAGCGAATCCGCGCGGATTCGCGCGTCGCAGGCAAACTCCCGTACGCGATTAGTTATGTACAGTATGGTATTTGCGATACGAAATTATCAATCAAATTCAAAACGCCATCAACAACATGCGCGGGCAAAACTGTGCGCGTTAATGTGTTCCTGAGCGGCAAGATTAATATCCTTGGCGCGCACGATTCCGCAACATCAAAAAATATTTGCGATTATCTTGTTGCGATACTGACTGATGATATTGTTGTCGCGCTGGAAGATGGAGACGAAAATGAGACGGATGAAAGTGACTCGGATATGGTTTACTCTGATGACGAATAGGCGCGCGACTCATTAAATGATTTTTTGCTCAATGAAGAAATTGAGAATCATATGACCAATAACAAGAACAAGTCCTTGAATAACTGTTCCATATGGTGTCGCATATCCATTTGCGTCAACAGTGCCGCTCATTTTTTTGAGCACAAGATTCGCAAAGACATCCGACGTAAGAAGAATAAACAAGACGAAAAGAAATAGTAGTGATTTGTATTGGATACTGCATAATCCCTTGAGAGCCATCGCTTGAAGCGATTGTTTTTTGCTCTCTACTGCGTTCTCTTCTTCGTCCGTAACAACTAGTGGCGCGGAATCACTTGTCATTTGTGTGTATATGTTACGACTGAAGTTCATACTTTTTAACAAGCAATACTTCGCTCGCGCGCTGCGTAAAATCTGCAAAGGGTGTGCGCGATTCTGGTGTTGCGCCGCGCGCGAAAATATACGTGCGCTTGAGTGCGTTTCGCAAATCAGCAGCCAGGATTTCTGCGAGTGTGTCAAGTTGCGCGCGCAAAATGAGCTTACCAGAGCCATCGCGCGCGCAATGCGGTCCACCGCGCGAGCATGGAACTACTACGCCGGGAACGCGCGCGTCCTCGCCCGCGAATGGAATAGTTACTGGCTCCATGAACTCATGGATCCATTGCGCGAGCTCATGCGTACTAGTTGTGCGATCAATGCGTGCGTAGAGTTCCTCAAGATCAATCTCTAGACTCATGTCCGCGAAACGCGCGCGCGATCCTCGTTTTTTAGTGTCCTGTAAGAGTGCGATTAATGTAGCCAAGTCGCGCCGCGACAAATTCAAGTCGCGCAATGCCTCGCGCTTGACTGCAATTGTGTTCCCACTCTCAAGAATTACTGTGATTCGCGCGCGTGCGGATTCATTGCGCAGGGTCGCGACGCGCGCCATAAATTGAACGCAGAACATATCATATTCGTAGTATGGATACAAAGCGCGCGCGGCCGCATCATTAATGCGCGCGACAACTGAGTTTTCCGCGGATACTGCGACGTTGCGCGCGACCGCGAGCATTCGCGCGTGTGTTCGCGGATCAATAGAGAGAGTACGCGTTGCTGCGCGCGACGGCGCGTCACTAAAATATGCAAGCATTTTGATTCCCGCGCGCACAATGAACCCAATAGGATGTGTACCCACTTGTACGACATCTTCAATTACCATTTTGTGATATGCGAGATGATTTCGCGATACGTGCTCATTTATAGCATCAATTGCGCGCGATGTTGCGTCTGCGCACGAATCATCGTCCAATGAATCAAGACTAATGTCTTCTTGCGCGCGTTTCTGGATGTTTCCACTGTAAGCAATAGGTATGTACGCATTTGCGCCATCTTGCGCGCGCAAAAGAACAGCATAACACAAACCGCGCAAGCCAATGTACAATTTGCGCACTTCGAATGGCGCGCTTTTATTGGTCGCGGTCCATTCGCGAATAAGCGCAAGATCAGGTACTTTCATTTTGTGCGCGCTAAAATCGCGCGAAAGTTGGCGAATGATGGTGACACACTCCGGAATGAGAGTGCGCGACGCAACGGTGCCATTGCGCGCGAAATCATCAGGATGAATCGCGAGAACTGGGTGTATGCCGCCATCTTGCCCGATAACTGCGAAACCAACGTGCGCGGAATCAAGTCGCGCGTTTTTCGCGAGGATGATGCGCATATCTTGCGCTTGTTCCGCAGTCACTAAATAAACCATCTCCAAGTCGAATATCGCGCGCACACAATCTGTGAGAATCGCGCGCATAAATTCCGCGGTTCCTTCCGGGAAATGCGCGCTGCCGTGCGCAATACCCGCAATGTAGCCGGCGAACGCGCGACGCGATGCGAAATATGTCGCTGCGCGCCCATCTGCGATAGTATCAAACCCAATAACGCCAGACTCAAGTCCGCGCACAATTGCGCTTACAAGATCACTAATAGAAACGCCAAGTATCGCGCGCAATGTGTGAATTGCGCCAATATCTTGCGGAACACCAAAGATGAGTAATGATGCGCCAGGATGCGCAGAACTGACCGCGCGATTGAGCGTGTCGCGCAAGTAGCCTGCAGGCAAATGAGAGAGTCGCCCTTCAGGCAAATCCTTGCCAAATGACATAATATAACCAACTGAAGGCTCAATCAATTTGCGCGCGCTATACGTGTGCTCGCCGAGACATACTTTTTCAATGCGCGCGTGCTTTGAATCTGTTGTTGGGCGCAATTTGCCGCAGCATGGCAAACAATAACCTTTTGGGTGCACGCCCACAATGAAATTCAAGAATGGGTATTTCGCGTCTGGGCATGCATAATGCGCTGGTTTCTGCATTGTAAAGTTCCAGTATTTGACTATGCCCTTCGCATTTGGATTCGCGCGCATTTCCTGTTCTGAATAAAGTACGGGTTGTTTCTCGCGCTGACAACGCGTAGAATAGACGCGCGGTGCGCCATATTTTTTGAGGTTATACAAAACAGGATCAATTTCTTGCAATCGTCGAAGACGTCTGCGATCTGGCGCGCCATCCGCAATTGGCTCGCCAATGTGGTTTTCGCGATCAAAACGCGCGAGAAACGCAGATAAATAGCGTTCAAAGGTCTCGTACTCATTTTCATAGATATCTTGCACATCAAAGCGCACATCAGTCGCGCGATGCGTGACACTAACAATGCGACCTGCGAAATTCTGCGTCCATTTCTGGCGCATGGCATTGATGGACATATAAGCGTAATGATTTGTTTCTGTGATATTCGCGGCCGCAAGTCGCTGCTCAAGTTGCTGCATATCAATTGAAATGATCCCGCGCGTGAAAATGAAGCTAAATAGATCTTTCGCGGTTTGGCGCGCGATAACTATTCCAGCATGGATATAATCGCCCCATGCCTCGCGAAGCGCGCGAAAGTGGCGCGTACTTATTGTATGTTTCCAGCGCACTGCAACTGTCAGTGAGCTCACGCGCATATTCGCGTCAGTGATTGGTTCAATGTTGGTTGCTGCGAACACTCCAGTCTCGCGTAGCTCACTCACAAGTCGCGCGCTATACTTGTGAAAGAGCGCGAGCATCGTCGCGAAGTCAATTTCGTCTTCCTCGCGCCACTGGAACTGGAACAATACGCGCCCAGTCGCGCGCACTATCAAAAACATTAACATATCGCCTAGTGCATATGTAATAACAACTCCAGGTTCGCCACCGAGCGAAGGTGCGCGCGCGGTCGCGGATGGGTGAGTGCGCGCGCTCATTAGCTCTGAATTCTTGAAGAATTTGCGCAATTCATAGCGATACGCGCCACGCGAATGCCGCGAAGACGTTGTATCCGCAATTGCGCGCGCGTCCACAATTGTTTTGCTGCATACAATGGAATCAAAGAAATCGCGCAAGTTAATTGGAATGAGGGGTATACCAGGCGCGAGCGATGTTACGGATGCGCGCATTATTAAATGATCAATATCTTTTTGCGCGCCAACTTGCGTGTATGAAGCCGCGCTAATGCGGCATTGAAGCGCGACTGAGTTGCGCACTGTTGACCAAACGGGAGCAAGATCGGGAAAGCGGTCAACCATTTCGCCTTCGTTTGATATGTACGAATGGAAGCATTCGCGCGTTAACAGTGGGAAATACTTTGCAATGAATCCATAGTAGAGCAACTCAAATTGATAATTATCGCTGAGTGCTCCGCGCACTTGTTCAATATTGGGCGCGATCCAATTCGCAAGATCGAGCACAATGAAGAAATCGGGGCGCGTTTGTTCTATTGTTGTTATGTGATCGCGCGCTTCTATGCGAATATCGTCGCGCGCGTCGTAGATCGCGCGGTCTACGGGAATGCCAAAGAGCGCGATTTCATTAGTCGCGCAATAAAGTTCTCTAAAATCAATGGAGTGCGCGCCAACAGTGGAAACGTTGTATGATACGCTCATGCTGCCCGCATCCACCGCTTTCTTGTCGCGCGCGCGCACCGCGACAACATGTTGGCGATAAATAGGAATGTGTGTTTGCACGAAGATTTTGCGCTTTACATCTGTTATTGAATCTTCCGGGAACATTTGCACATCAGGTACCACTGTCCAGCCATCGCGCGCGAATTGTGGCGCACGCTCGATGTGTGCGCGCGTTGTTGTGTCTTCTTGCGCGGGTTCGCGCGACGATAGCATCTCTTCAATCGCTTTTAGTTCCGCGTCATCTTCGTCATCGCGCGCGGAATCGGGAATTGCGCCGCCGACTGGTGTGCGCGCGGTGACGCACTCACCCACAATTTGCGCAACTTCGCGTGCAAGATTGATTCCTAGAATCGCGCAAGGGTCGCCATCAAAATAGTCGTGCAACTCGCGGGTATCACACCGCGCGGTCGCGGATAATCGCAATATAGCGTCGCGCACGTGGCGCGGAATATTCTCGTTGCCAATGAAGCAAAAGGTATGTGCGGATACGCTACTATTCGCGGAGGGCGCGGTTCCTAATGGCGCGCCTATCCATACGACGCGCACAGGTTGTTGTTTAAGGAAATTATCGCGCTTAGCATCCATTTCGCCGCTCTATATAGGATGAATTATATGTTTTGTGCCGCGGTTCTTGCGGTTCTAGTGATCGTTTTGGCTTATTACTTTGTAACGCGCACGCACACGGACCAATATGTAATCAAAGGAATGGTAGTCAACGTCATTAGTGACTTTGATAACAAAGAGGACGCAATGCGCCTTGTAATGGAATGCAATAGGCGCATGTTACTCCTACTTGCGTATTTGCGCCGCAAATACAAGATTGGCGCAACAGATTCAGAGTGCGCGCGCGATTGCATGCAATGGATGCGCGCACACGCGGAAGGTCGCGAGGTTGTGCGCCATTTATTGCGCGATTTCAACTACGAGGTGATTTATGAGTTTCAGCCAGCGCCAGGTGCAAAGAGCGTTGCGTATTCACTAGACAAAGGGCGCAAGATAATGCTTTGTTTGCGCGAACAAGCGAATCCGCGCAATATTGTGGATATTGATACGCTTATGTTCGTTGTGCTGCATGAAGCCGCGCATATCGCAAATTACGAAGAATGGGGACATGAGGAAAAGTTTTGGAGTATCTTTAAGTATTTGCTGGAAGAAGCTGCGCAGCTTGGCGTGTATGCGCCAGTAGACTACGCGCGCGCGCCCAAGAATTATTGCGGATTCCACTTGAATCACAATCCGCTCTTTGACGCGCGAATAGAGTCATTCGCAAAGTATATGGCAAATTGAATTCGTGGGAGCCGTATATAGGGGTATAATGATTCAGAGTAACGAAATTGAGACTCTTCCATCGCGCGAAACATTCAAAGATGGTGATGTGGACCTCTCTGGGAAGGTGCCCGTCCTATTCTTTCCTTGTGATATTTGCGACGATGACTCATGGTCTTATGGGCGCTCAAAGTATGACCTGCGCCTCTATGGAACACTCGCGAATGGCGAAAAGGCGTGCATACACCTTGATGGCGCGCCAGTATACTTTGATTATGATATTAGCGCGCATAATACCGATTGGCGTCTGAGTGAGGCGCAATTTACGCGCGAACGCGTGCGCGCGGCCGAAGATGAAGGACTTGCGCTTATGCGCGCGCATTTGGGGCAACACAATCAATCTGCGAATGTCACGGAGTTGCGCGCAGTTTGGCTCTATCCATTGCAGGGATTTACGCTGGAGAAGCATCTTTACATACGCGTTCTCTTTGCGTCCCTATTTGCGCGCGGCGCATGTCTTCGCGCGATGCGTGATGTTAGTACCGCGCTAGTGACTGCGAATGACAATCTATTCGCGCATGATGATACTGGATATAGCGGCAATCCCGCGTATTTCAACGCGATCGCGCGCGAATACCATTTCGCGACTGCTGGATGGAATCAATTTGCGACATGGCGCGCGCATTCGCGCGTTGACGCGCATGCAATACACGATTTCGTCGTTCCAATTGAGCAATTTGTACTTGCGCCACCAGAAGGAGCTGAAAGCATTTCGCGTATGCGCGATCGCTTGATCGTGGAAAGTTGGGATATTGAAGTGGAGAATGAAATGGAAAGCGCTGATATTCCACACGCTGGTGACAAATACACGATCACAACAATTAGCTTGGTATACTCATATGTATGGAGCGAGTCACCGCTAGTGTGCTATGTGCTGACGTTATATCCATCGTTGCCTGCGAATCCGCGCGATTTCGCGGAGATAGGCGCAAATGAGATGAAGGTGATTTTCGTTGCGTGCGCGACCGAGCGCGAATTGTTATTGGCGCGCGCGCAAATTGCGCATCGCATGCAACCCGACATAAGGATCGCCTTTAATGGCGCGAATTTTGATTGGTTGCTATACAATGACAAAGTCGCGCGTTACGAGATCCAGGATGAGGTACTAAAGTGTCTTGATCTCTCGTATACTCCAGCAGGATCGCGCGTAGCCGACAAGTACCGGCGCAAGTTTTCGCACATGAACGTGAAAGTCGGTGCTGGTAATTTTCATGAGTGCGCGCAAATTGCACTCCTTGCGGGAACTGTTGATCTTGATATTATGCCAACGATGCGCAAAATTTACAAGAATGAGGAAGTGAAATTCGCGCAATCTTTGAACAAGTATTTGGAGAAGGCGCGACTCCCGCCAAAGAATGATATTTATTTCAAAGTCATGTTGCGTATGTTTCGGCGCGCGCGTGCGCTCAGCGATCCAGAAGTCCCGCGCGAGTGCCATTGCGCGCATAAGGAGGCATGTTCGGTATGCAATAGTGCGCGCGTGCGCGAAATTGATTACGCGACGGACGGAACCGCGACAGCCGCGCCAATGCGCGAATGGGTGTATCGCGATGGACATGATGGGCGCGAGATAGTGCTGCGCGACGCGCGTCTGGAAAAGTGTTGTGCGTGTGGCGCGCGCCCTATTAACGAAGCGGATATCGCGCGCGTTAATACATACTGCGCAGTTGACAGTGTGCGGCCATTGCAGCTCCTGCGCAAGCTTGGAGTTATTACAGATAATAGGGAGCTCGCAAATGCAACGTACACTGCGCTATCCGACGCATTCTTGCGTGCGGATGGTATGCGCGTCTTGAACTTCATATGCTCACTTTCGCGCGATTTTGAGATCGCGGTAACAGCGCGACCATTGCAGAAGCCGCGCGCGTTCTACAAGGGTGGACATGTGTTTATGCCCGCGCTGGGTGTTCATCATCGGCCGGTAACTGCGCTCGATTTCTCATCACTGTATCCTTCGCTTATGCTCGCGTATAACATTAGTCCCGATACGATTGTCGCATCGCGCGAGGCCGCGGACCAATTGGTTGCGATGGGCTATAATTTGCACGAGATCAAGGAGTTCAAGTATGAAGTGGGAGAAAAGAAAGGCGCGAATGATAACGTACATGGCACCGCGCGCGGATGGTCTGTGCGCCATGGGGGTATTCTCGCGCCTAATCGCGATCCTGCGGCCGCGACTGTGACATATGATGAACAAGGTGTGGAACATCGCGGACGCGCGGCGCTCGCGCGCGAACACATTAGTCTTCTTGGCGCGGCATTGCGATTCTTGCTTGATTCGCGTCGCGCGGTTCGCGCGGACATGGGACGCATGGAAGCGCAAATAAAGGCTCTTCTAGTGCGCGCGATTGGCCCTACGGCGAAAACGCTTGAGCTAGACATGGAAGGCCTAGATGCGCAATTGCGCGCGCGCGCGTGTCCGCGCGATTGTGCGGAAGAGATCGCGCGCATTGAATTGCGCTGGAAGTGCTATAAATCCAAACAATTGGCACTTAAAGTGCTGGCAAACACATTTTATGGGCAGATGGGAAGTTGTATGTCGCCTTGTTATAGTCTTATCGCAGCTGAGGGAGTTACTGCGGCCGGCCGTTATAACATAAAGCGCGTTGCAGCATATTTGCGCGAGCTTGGGTACACAATTGAGTATGGAGATACGGATAGTGTGTACATGTGTTCGCCAGAGAGGATCTACGCGGATCTTGATGCAGAATGGGCGCGCGGTGAAATGACTCTAGAGGCGTATTGGGGAAAGCAAGTGATTGCTGCGCGCGCAGACATGGATGCGCTCAAACCGCGCGTGACTGCTTTCCTGCGCGCGGAAAATGGAACACAGTTCTTGAACATGGCGTATGAGGAAGTAGGTATGCCAACTGCGTTCTTCGGCAAGAAGAAATACATATTGCGCCCGCACATCAAAGGCGTTACGTTCGGCGCGCGCCCAATGGTGCGCGGAATTGATACAATCAAGCAAGGACATGCGATTATTGAGCGCATGATAGGTAATACGATCATTGAGGATATCCTTGCGGTGCGCGCGGACGTAAATGTTCTTGCGATCGTGGAAGCGCGCATTGCTGAGTACTATTCGCGCGATAACATTGATTTGGCGCAATTTGTGCGCTACAAGACGTACAAATCAAACAAGAGGAATGCTGCTGTTCTTCGCTTCGTAGAGCGAATGCGCGCGCGATATACTGACATTTTAGCGCGCGAAGGTGCGGCTGCGGCGGAACCATACGCGCCTCCAGATGATGGCGATAAATTCCCATTTGTGATAGCAGTGCGCGCGCGCGAGGTCTCCATGAGTGGTCACTGCGTTAGTTATGCAATTGGCGATCGCATGGAGTATCCGCACGCTATTACGAGCGGGCGCGCGCAACTTGATCGCCAATACTACATGAATGGCGCGCTTATGTCATTATTCGCGCGATTTGCGAGTTGCGATGCGCAATTCGCGCCAGAGAATGATGTGGCGCGCCGCGAAGAGAATTACCGCGAGTATGATGAATATCGGCAGTCACACGCGACTACGTACTTGCAAGCGATTTGTGAGCGATACAATCCGAGCGAGAATACCGCGCGCATTCGCGCGGTTGCGTCATGCCAGCGCAGCACAGTGAATGCATTTCGCGATCTCGTGCGCAGTGCCGCGCAAGAAATAGGTGTATGCCTTGATGCGCGCGTTGCGAATCTTCTTGTGCACGATAGGACGCGCGAATTGTGCGCAGGTCAAACTGGTGATGGTATAAGTGACGATATGATTGACGCGCTCACTGATTTGATTTGCGAAATTGCGAGCGCGCGAGTAGATCCTGCCACGATTATTGCTGAAGCAGAGATGATTGAATCATACGCAGGTGTACTTTCGCGCCAATACAAGCCGCAGGAGCTCGCGCAGAAATACGCGCGCGCGAACTTTAATAGCCGCATTAACGCGCCAATCGCGATGGCGCGCGACAGTGCGCGCGCGGAGATCAAAGCGACGCATGTTCCGCGACTCATTGCCTTGTATCGCAAGAATGCGATTGATAGAGTGCTCTCTGGTATTGCTACGAACGCGGCTGATCGCGGCGAAAAGGGAAAGACGAAACTTATGCCAGAGGTAGGTCGCAAATGCGCGTTTAATGCGCGCACGATAGAAGTTCTAGGTGCGTTGGGTAAAGTGATGGCCTCGTATTCGGCGGCATCGCGCGATCTTAGGCGCGAAGCTGCGATGCGTGATCGCTTTGCAACAGATGCATTGATTGGAAAGTAGATATTTTTTTAGCGAATTGTTTTGGCGCATGGTAATATAAAACCCGCGAAAATGGAGAATTGGGTGCTTCTTATTGTGGTTATCATAATTATCTACTTGTACACGAGCGGAATGTACAAGAAGGTGCTGGATTGCATATCGCCCGCGCAGAGCGCGCCAAGTGACGTAACAACAAGTGACGCGACGAGCAGCGCGTCGACAACGAGCGCGGATATTTCTACACTAACTGGAGAAGCAAAGCAAGAAGCGTTGGAGCAAAAGCTGCTGAGTGATGGCATTACGGGTACAAATTGCGAATCATGTGAAGGAGATTTGTCGTTCGCGACAAATGATTTTGGCGCGCCCGGAATCCAGTTTAGTGACTGGGCGATGTCTCAGACCTTGGATCCGCGCATTGTTGCATCCAATCAGCAATTTGTGAATGATCGTCTTAGCAACCCGCAAACATGGACTGGTGCGACTTATTCGCCCGATCGCCATGATACATACGATGCGGTCCCATGGCAGGGTCTCGCGCGACCCGCGCGCGTTGCGATTAACTCGCCAGATCAAATTGCGGATATTGATACAAGCAGATACCCCGTGGTAAGCCAATTGAGGTGGAATAGCTCTGAAACTGAGTGAGCGCGCGCGAATGTGCGACACGGTTTTTTTGCGCGTGCAAAAAAAAGGTCCGACTGCGCGTTTACTTCTTAGATTTGCGCGATTTGCGCGATTTGCGCGAGCCAGTGCGCGATGAATGACGCGAACGTGACGAATGGCGCGAACCAGTGCGCGAATGTGACGAATGGCGCGACTTGCGCGATCCGGTGCGAGACGAATGACGCACGCGCCTTTTCACTGCGCCCTCAAAAAGTGGTTGCGACTCACCAGTGACAACAGCAGTAGGATCGGCCTCGGCTGCGCCAGTTGCATATGGACATGAACCTGTCTTACCCTTAACTACTTTGCCGGACGCGAGCGCTTGCGCCCATACATCGCGGCCAACAAATGAAGTTTTGACATCGTGTCCCGATGAACATTTCCCAATTACGCGCACACCACCCCTTTTGTTGGTGTCGTCGTATCCAGTGACTGTTAAGCCAGCTTTGTGTTTGCCTGCGAGACAATAAACATTGTCTAAATGACCCGACGCGGATTTCATCTTTGTTTTCGGAGAGACGGATATATTAATCGCGCGCAAAAAACCAAGGAAGATTAATTTTGCGCGAGACGCATTCTTTCGTACGCGTAAATGAGTTCGGGCGACACATATGCGGGGCGCGAGCGATGCGTAAAAATGGGATCAGCAGTCTTTGGTGCTGCGATTGGCGCAGTGTAGTGGCGCGCACGCGCGAAGATTGGTGCCGTGGACGCAATGGACATTTCGCGCGCAAGGGTTGGTGTCGCGGGCGTAACAGACGCAATGGACATTTCGCGCGCAAGGGTTGGTGTCGCGGGCGTAACAGACGCAATGGACATTTCGCGCGCGATTTGCGCGCGCATATGCTCAGGAAGCGCGCGAACTGTGCGCGAATCAGCCAAGTTAGACAGCGCGTCGCGAGGATTCGCGCGAATACGTGCCTCAAGGTCCGCGCGGAATGCCGCGATGGCATCACATTGCGATTCTTGCGCGAGAATAGCAAGAATCGCGGGTGCTATCAAGAAATGCCATGCACTAAAATCAGAATCAGAGAAAGAAGAGCACGCGATGAGTGATGCGTACTTTGCGCCTGTTTTATGCGCAAATAATGTTTCCAGTGCAACTTGTGATACGGGAGCGCGCGATGCAAGTGAAATGTGGGTACCGATGGCCGCGAAATAAAACTCCTTGAAGAGATCGTCGCAATTTATTGGCGGTAAGTCCGCGATTGATTGTGGCGCAAGGAGAGGTTGCGGAGTCATTCCATTTGTCGCAATGATGTCGCGCACGCGATTAAGGGCAGTGTAGCCGCGCATAGAGTGTGCGAGTGCAATGAGCGGAATCGTCGCGCGCGACGGTGTGACCATTGTGTCGCGCACATAGAATAGAGTAACACAACCCGGACTTATAGTCATTTCGTGCTGCGCGGAAACTGATTGATCACTAATGTATGCGAATGCGCGTGCGCGCGCGACTTGCGCCGTGAAATGTCCGCCTTCTTGAATAATTTGCGCAATAAGAGTGTATGTTGCGCCATCAGCGAGAGTCATTGCGCGCGGAACTTGTAGTGAACCAATGGGATTGCGCCGATAAACAGAAGTGACACTAGGAGTAGTAAGGCCGCGCGCTACCATATCATCGGTCATAATAGTGATAATAGGACCAAAATTCGCGCGATATTCGATTCCCATAACGCCGGGAATTGTACATGCGCATTTTTTTTCGCACACATCAACCGATACTTGCACAGACGCAATGAATGCATGCGCGCACGCGTTTGGCGCGACTTGAATGCACATTTGCGCGGGTTCGCGCGCGAATTGGGCGCGCGCGGGATCGCGAGCGTGATCAAAGCAGAGACAAGTGGATTCAATGTCAATAGAGAAGAGTTCGCGCAATTCGCGCGCGCCATTGGCATCGCGCTCAAAGCATAGCGCGCCAATTATTGTTTCGAGCATTGCTGGTCCAACTTCGCCGATAGAGCGGTATTCGGGTACTGGTCGTGCGCCTGTAGATGCGCAATATATGACAAGCGCGCAAAATAGATACAAAGCGGCGCGAGGATCACCAGTGGATAGCAATGCGCAAGAAGCGAATGGCAAGTGATAAGGTGCGCGCGCGTAATCGCGGATTTGCGCGCTCGCGTAGAATGCATCAGGAGAGTCGCACGATGCGCGCGTGATGATCGCGAGTGCTTCTTGAGCGCGCGCAGACGATCGTGCGAGTAATTGCGCGATTGAGAATGATGTGAGTGGTTCAGTTCTAAAGAAGCGCGCGGATAATTGGGAAGCAACTGTTTCTGCGAGCATGAAATGCGCGGGATTATCCGCGCGCGAATGGCGCAAGAGAAGTTCTAATAGTGGTCCTAGCGAAACAAGAGATTGATAGGTTGCATTTAGCCAACATGTGGCGCCACCATTAATAAGACCAAAGAATAGTGGATGCGCAGACATAATAATGATGGGTGTGGTATATTAATGGAGGAGAGGGTGATACTAACAAAAAAATGGGAAAGATCGCGCGCGCTTAAATGTACTTTTTCGTTGCGTGTTCGTATGATACGCGCTTGTTGAAATCAGCTTGCGTTTGATTGCCGAAGAATTTGTAGATACTTGGGTTGAGCGTGCTCATGGATGCCGCGACGCGGTGATCTGTGAGGTAAGTAGTATCTCCATGGAGGCGCATTTGCACAATCGCGAGAACCAAGCCAATATGAATGAGATTGCGCACGAGTAGAGTATCCATGCGCATATCATGAATTTCGCGCGCGAGGAGAATAGCTGGTGCGGCAGAGTAAGTTGTTTGCGCACCATAATCATCAATGGGAACTAGTGAATGTTCCTGTGGGTATGATGAATTTGCTAATACGTCACCATCGAAGACCGTTTTGTAGTTTATCCTGTTATCGATGGCGACGTCCGTATATAGATTCGTAATCGCAGTGACGGGTGGGGGGACCCATTTTTCAATAATGGTCGTCCAATTGTCCGGCATTTTACTACTAGCATGAATAACAGCGGCGATACCGCGGTGTCCATACTTTGCTTTCATTTGCTTGAGCTGATGTAACACTTCCGGATTTTGTCGTACGTAGTTCTTCGCTGCGTCCCTACCTTGAGATGCTGCACCCGCTAAACTCACGCTATACATGACATATGTGAAATAATCATCATCAGTAATTTTCTCTGGACATGCTGGTCGCGATTGTGCGAGAACAAGAACTGCATCACGCAATTCCTGGTTGTTTGGGGTTGGCAAAGTATTTGTATATATTGTGAGAATAGCCTTGTATACCGAAGATTCTTCGGGAATACTAAAAACGTCCTGACCATTTCCGATCTCTACCATATATGCACGGGTATATCGGCTTGGTGGCCCAACTTCGGGGTGTGTTAAGGTCAATGTATGTCCGAGAAGAATCTTGCCGGCAAGTTGATCGCTGAGGAATTTGGGTCGCGCGAATTCGGGAATACCAGTCGCACCAATAAGCATGCGATCTACCCAATTCTTTTCGTCGCGCGTAAACGTGCGATATGGGTCAGTGAGCATCACAAACATTGCATCGCGCGCGGATTGGATTGGCCCGGATGTTTTGCCATCATTGCAGTCCTCGAAATAGTGTGCCATAACATCAGATGGGTGCAACTTATCAAAGAGAATGGAAGCTGCGATCGCATCAAAGGTAAACGCATAGTTCCAGATGAAATGAAGTGGTATTTGGCGCGCGAGAACGTGCAAATCGAATGGAACGATGTTCATATCCACGATATTCGCGGCGATGGCGTCACCACGCGTATCTGCGGCGCCAAGAGTTTGCGAAACAACACTGGTAATTGCATCTTCGCGATTGCGATTCTCTACGATATTAATAACATTCGATATGTCGCGCGCGGAAAGACCAAATGGTGGGGGAACTGTGTGGATTGCGTCTGTTGTAGGCGGCGCTATACGCAGAATGCGAATCGCGGTATTTTTCATGGAATCGGGGGTGGTTGCGTTTGGACACATGATGCTCGCGAAAATTGGTGGTGTGTATGAAGGAACTGAATTCGTGAATACACCGCCATCCGTGATTGAAATAAAGCGTTTCACGCGATGCACGTCATGTAAGAAATCAAATCCGCACGTTAGATCGTGCGCGAGATCATTTGCGAGTCCAGCATCAATCTTGATTCCGCCATGTGAGAATTTATTGAAGAGATTGACCATGCTTTCAAGCGCGGCAAGCGTTTGTAAATCGCTAGTAGATTCGCGCGGTTTAGCATCCATTCGGTGATATAGACCGCGAATTGCATATTGATACTTGAACGCCGGATCACCGAAACCGAACTTTGGTTGTAATTGTTCTTCCAGGATTTCAATGCTTCTTGCTGGGTGTTGTGATGATCGCGTGATTCGCAGGAGTGCGGAAAGAGGCATGATAGGATCACCGTTATTTTGCGCGCGATATGCATTAATAGAATCCATTGCAGTCTCAAAGTATCGTGGCTGATCTCCTATATCAGTCAGCGAGTGCGAGCAATCTTGCACAAGTGCCGACGCACCAGTTGTAACAGTTTTAAGAACTCCAATAAGTTTTTCGGAAACGGACGCGGTGCCGAAATTGTATCCAACCGATGCAAAGTTGCGAGAGAGATTAATTGTCGCATCATCCGTTGTTGTGTGGAAGCATTCGCCAGCCATGTTTTCCATGATACGTTTGTAAAATTCGCATTTGTGCGCGAGTGAGTCAAATGCCGCGCGGAAGAATGGAATTTGAGCGCGATATTTTTCGCGCAAATAGGATGGGATATCTGCAGCGCTCTCAAGAAGATGCACGCGCAACTGCGTGCGCTCGTCGGTCGTTGTGAGAATATTATTGAGAATGTGCCCAAGACTAGCAAACAAAACATGAGCACCGTCGGGAATAACGCGATTTTCGAATGATGCGCGCGAAATAAAATTGCGATAATCAGCAATCTTATCTGCTGGTACATGATGTAGTGTGGCATGATAATTCTTTACTTTGTTCCATAAAATTTCGGGTTGATTATCATCGCCGGGATACAAGATAACGGCGCCTTCCTGATCAATTGACTCTTCGGTAGAAATTTGTGCATCACGCATCTCTTTGAGTGTAATAATATGTTTTACATTATCGCGCGATGTTGCCGGTTTAACGAGTTCGGGACCTGGAGTAGATAATGGCATAGTGAGCGACTGCATAAATTCCCTTTTTCGATTTGCATTGCTCTCCAAATCAGTGGATGACGTGGTTGGAATCATTATGGTGCTCCGTTGTCGAATGATATTCGCAATGTTTAGCGCACCAGGTGTTTTTGTATCGCGCATCACATACTGGAGAGCAAGACCGGGTCCAGAATCGGTGAAATACGCATCAGCGCGGGGAATAAATCCATCAAAGATTCCATTGCGTATTACATCATTCTTTTGTATTTCCTCGCGCAACGTATTGTTGGTTACCACGTGTGATATCAATGAGTCAACGTACTCGCGGATTGGACCAAAATTTAATCTGGCGTTATTTTCGTGCACCATGAATACGTCGGCAAGCATGTTAAGTTGAATGAACAAATCATGAATAGTTTGCCATGCGTCCGAGTATCCGTTCGACTGGAGATTATCGATTCCCAAATCTTTTGCGCTAATGTTATGAAATCCAATATTTATGAGCCCGCGACCCTTTCGTAATTCCCGATTGAGTCGATCAATCAATTCGTAGATCTCACGCAGGATATCACATGCATCATTCGGCATTTTTCCTTTTGGGTCTTTTACTGTTGGCAGGTCCTGTATTTTACCGTTTATTGTACGCAGATAACTTACAATACCATTACTTGTCCGTCCACCATCCTCCTCATTATTGGGAAGTATCGTAACTAATGCTTTAAATCGATTAGTGATTTTTTCGATCGTTGCTATGTGTTTCGCCGCATTCCACGGATTATTACTCGGATTATCTAGCTTCTCTTGAGTGCCTGTCTCCGCCAACGTCGTGAACAGTACATTGATGAATGCATCGATCTCTGTAGTAATCCATTTGGCCGCAAACACGCGCAGCTCATTATGGAAAACGTTGTACTCCCCATTAGTAGCAGAATATCGCGCCACCATCCGCCCTGGATTTCGTGTCGCAACGTATTGACTTCGTATATCATTGAGCTCCTTTGCGCGCGGTACAGTGCGGTCAAATAAGAAACCCCCGCGTAATATATGTTTAATTGCGGATGATTGCAGAGCGACTGGAGGAACGGACTGCATTTTCTTCTTCGCAAGCTTTATTAGTTCCTGAATAAATGGATCAGCGAGAAATCTATCATTTGTAAAGAATCCCTCTAGTGGAGATCCATTTTTTATTGCCACCGCGAAATCCGCAAAGTTTTGTGAAACATCTGGAGTCACGAAAGGGAAAATGTCGTTCTCGTACCAGTTATCCTCAAACATCATTTGCGCGCGATTAATATCCTTCCAACCTTCACTCCAATTATCAGTGACAAATTCACGCAATACTGGCGTTGTGTTTTTCAGCGCGTCAAGTACGTCCTTTGATGCTCTATTCGCAATGAGACTTATCATGAAATTCTCGGCATTTGCGCGAGTTTCCGGGAAATACAAATCGGTCATTAGTGCAACGTACGTTGCCAAACACTTTTGGGTTCGTGCTCCCAGGAGCGCGTCTTCCGACATTGTGTCAAATGCTGAGTTCATTATTGCACGAAGGAAATGACTGCGCGATATAACTTGCGATCGTGGAGTTTTTACTGCGTATCCCGGTGCTAAAATCCTTACCCAATCGCTTTTGTTGTGGGATCCTTCCATTTTCTTTGCAATATCACCGCATATCGCATCATCATAAATTCCATTCCGCATGTTATTCAAAAACAACAATGCGTTAATGCTTGCTCCGGGGAGGATTTCGGGCATAGCCTTGAATGCGCGTTGAATTTGTTGTACTGAGACATGCGGATTTGTCCAGTAATTATTAATGACAGTGACATCGTCCATTTCAAATGGATGTGGGATGATACTCGATTTTTCCAGCCCATTTATCCACACGTGCGCGCGTAATCCGCGAATAACGTCTGAAAATACGCTCAATATCTGAAGCGCGTTGCGCCATACCTGTGCGAGGTCGCGATTAGCGGCCGGATCTGCCCGTGGACGATCTCGCAATTCGCTAAGGATATTCTTATCTGTGGATTGTGGTGGCGGATCGCCATACAGTGCGCCGCAAATCATGACCCGAATCTTCTCAAATACTGTATCCATTGTGCGATCACTTAGTGTAGAGGTGGCCATGAGCGCGTGCGAAACTAATTCGGAGTAATTCGCCGCGCTTGGGTCGACGTTCTGACTGTTATATTCTGCGACCAAATCATCCCTGTCACCAACTGCAACTATCATCCCAAGTCCTCCGTTTTTTAAATTCGCCTCAGTGATATCACCCATATTTGCTCGTGCAAGAATTTCAATAAATGTGTTCAAGGAATCTTCAGTCATGGGTCCCGCGAAGTATTCTAATCCAACATAACTCATTGCACTTGCAACACGCCTCTTCTCTGAAGTCCAGTCGGCTTGCGGTGCTCGCGCATCCCCAACGGATCCAATCTCATCAATGATGGATCGGATATGCTCACTTATATCGATATTAGATTCTTTCAGCGCAATGCTTAACCGGCTGTACGCGGTCATCATATCTTGAATTGGAAATCCAAGACTATTGCCCAGGTCCAACCGATCCGGTCCCAATTGATCATCACAATACAGGTCGGTTCCTTTCAACATACCATGTTCATCAAGCACGTCAGAAGTATTAGAGAACCACGCGAGCATCAGACCGGCGATAAATTTATGCATCTGACCACTACCATCACCGATTTGCCATACCGCTTGCGGATCTATATTACCACCCTTCGTGTATCCAAAAGCATCAGAATGACGCGAAGAGAGTGACGCATCCAAGAATTTGAGATACTTTTGTAATTCGTCTTGCATTTCTTCTTGCGTGTGTGTCTCCGCATATGGTTCGCCAACAGCTCTCACCCGCTCTGAACCCTTGCGATTAACATAATAGTGCGCAAGATGATCTGGGAATGTGTTGCTTTCTGTTAATATCGCGCTATTGAACGCGCCCTGCGCGAATGTATTAATAAGCCCACTAAAGATCTTTCCAGTGGACGTATCGTACATTTGGCGCAAGAACATCGCAAGTAGTTTATTAAATGAAAACAAGATGCTATTATTGATGTCCCCATAAACTTCATTCTCGCCCGTCATAGCAAATGAGCACAAGAATCGCGTGTCAATAGTCTTTTCGCCAGCAGATCCGCGAATAAGTACTGCATCAAATGGATTAGCAAGTACATTAGCATTCCGGAATAGAGAACCTGGCGCAAATGCGCGCATATCATGCGCAATTAAACGAGCCATTGCGCTCGCATAATCCACACGGAAATCCATTTTCGGATCCACATTGACATCTGTGCTCTTCGGAATAACCGCAGTTAAACTCTTGAATGCATCCTTAACTGCGTGCGTAATGTGCGCGAGTGTATAATATTCCCTACCATCCTCTGGCGCTACATCTGCCTTACGACCTTCAGTAAGTTTCTCTATGAATTGTTCTTGGAGCCAATACAGAGAACCAGGAGTTTCTTTACGGGTGTATCGCTCGACAATTGTTGGATCAATATGCGGACGTGCCTTATCTACAAAGGACCCAAGAACACTAATGAATTTTTTGACGTAATTTTGAAGCACGCCAAAATCAACCAACAATTCTCCATTCGAAATATCAACGCGCACGAATTCGTGCGTGTGGCTCGTCAATGCCGCAATTGATTCCAAGAGCACAGACATAGCCGCGGGATAATATAAACAGTGCGCGCGAATTATATTTTTATCCGTGGTGGTCGCTTGCACTCCAATGCCTCCCATGTTCACGCCCCCATTCGCAATTTGAATGGAAACGGTGTTGTCGCGAGTGGAGCTTGTCATTACCTTTCTGACGTTATTCACATCAACATACCCCATTGTAATGCTCAGCGCCTCATCAATCATACTCATTGAATCCGCGTTATCTTTGAGGTTCAGCATTTGCGCGATTTGCGACGAGAGTGCCTTTATTACGGCAAGTGTATCACCCTCTGAAGTTTTAATGCCCAAGAGCTGATCTGCCACAATATTCGGACTGGATACCGCGACAGCGATCTGGAATTGGCGCACAGTGGAGTAAATTGCGGACAACATGCCAAGACCAGTTCCCATAATTTCCATAAAGATCATCCGTCGCAAGTTATCAATCGTCGTTATTCCGCCAGTTCCGCGAACAAGCCCGCAAATAAGTCTAAAGCGCTCGGATACGTCCGCAGTTTGACCCAGTTTAACTTGCGTTGACACAATGCTTCCGCGCAAGCTCGCGGTCGATGGCTTCGCGAGCTCACTATCTATCATGCAACGGAATTTGCGCACAATGTCCCAATGCTCCGCGCGCACCGCGAAATCTCTCGTATCTGGTGCGGTGGGTGGCGCCACCATATGCATGCGCTCTATGTCCGAAGGCATCGGTCGCTTTATCATTTCATCTTCGAATCCTTCCTCGCCAAGAATATCAATATTCGTGACTTCATCGCGCGATGCTTGACCACGGAACCCAGTATCCATCCGCAGTTGTTTATTGTATGAATTAAGATCTTCTTCACCAATAATGTAGATCATCTTGCTCATCACTTGCACGAACTCTTGCAAGATAGATCTACATGTATCAGTTGTGTATTTGCTCGCGAGTTTCTCATGAATCTTATTGATTTCAGTTACCAGTGTGCGCATTTCGCTATCTGTGAAGAATTGCGTATCAACGTGCGGGAATCTGCGGAAGATGTAGCTAATGAACTCACTAAAGACAGATCCAGAAAGATCTGGTAGCAACACGATCCTCGCGGTATCTTTTACATATTTCGCGACCTTCTGCGGATTATCGGAGAATGTGCGCTTGTAATAGAGCGCAAGAAGCGGAAGGCGCACATAGAGTTCCGTGACGGCTTCATCTACTTTTGGTGGCGCGTCTTCTGTGCCCGCACCAAGAATCATTCGCACGGCAGCGCGCGACTCATGCGCTTCGTGTGGGCGATCAATGAGATCATACATCCCGGAGAGCACAAGCACTTTTGCTCCCAGTGCTTTAATTATTGCGGAAAATGCCTGATTCTCAACTGAGAGATCAAGTGCGGTTGCTTCATCATATATGGATGGTTTTGCCGTCGAGCCTGCCGCCGCGTTCACTATAATAATTTTTTGCTGGTATGGTCGCAAGAAAACACTATTACTTGCGTGACTTCCATATCCACAACCAAAGAGATCATGTGCTCCGTTTCCACCGGCAGCATCTGGTACACCACCAACCGCATCCACGCCAGCCGCGGTCGTGCCGACACGCGGCACGAAACTCTTGGAAGTAAAAGTACCTTCCGTTACGTTATACGACAAATGAGCGGACTCTGTCGCATTGACTTTCTGTATGAATCCCGCAGCAAACGAGCTCACAGCCATAAATTGTACCAGTCCGCGATAAATTTCCGCGGGCGTCCGCAATGCAATGCGACGAATTTCCGCGCCACCAATTTGACTCCCAAAATGCACGAAGAACGATACTAGATTCTTAAGAGCCATATATTGTTCAAGCCCAGCACGCGCATTATCAATCATCACATTGAGCTTTCCGGCCATTACTTGCGTAAATGGTAGTGCGCCAACTCCTTCCCATTCAAAGTATGGTACACCATCCCTAACGCCGACCGCTTCGATATTCCCGCGTGTGGGTTTCAAATCGCTCGCCAAATCCTTGTTTCTTGGGAAATTGCTTTCGAAAATTTGCGCAATTGTATCTCCGGCTTTCTCGTTGTACATTTCCGTGATTACTTCTACTTCGCGAATCATCATTGCAATATCACTAATCGCGCCCGGATTTGTAATAAGCGCATTTGTAAAGTACTTCAAGTAAAGTTCAATGGCTTGTGCTGATTCCCAGAATCCCTTAAGTGCGACATAATATTGTTCAAAGAAATTTATGGATCCCTTCCGCACATCATTATCCGTGGCGCTTCTGGGTATGTAATCAAACGCAATTCCCAATGGTGGCACTGCGGGCATTGTGGGATCAAAACTACCGTCAACTGGGGTAAGTCCCATCTTAATTGTGTTCATTACTTTCACGTATCCCTTGTCTATCATATCAAGTCGCGCTGCAACCGCTGGCCCAAGAACGCGCGCATCATATGTCTCAGTGTCGCTCTTAAAGCTCTCTACCATGCGCGCGAGGTTACTCTTGATTTGCGCAACGCGCGTCATATAATCTGCTTTCTCAACAGAGTCTACCAGTCGCAACTTGTCGCGCACAACGAGTTCGCGAATTGTCGTCGCAAATGGCATATCTTCACCTGCCGCGCCTTCAACCTCGCCACCAACAACCATTGTGCGCACGCTATCCGATGCTTGATCAATTGCGGCAATGAACTCTTCAATCGCGCTACTAATCGCAGTAAAGTACATCTTGCTTTTCGCATATTGCGCATCTTTCGCAACGAACTCAGCGTACGATGCAATACTCTTGAGCGTACCAATCATTCTGTCGCGCGTTTCCTTTGATGCGGCATCGCGATAATAGCCCAGAAGCGCGAGATGGATTTTAGGTTGCTCCAACTTAATATCCACAAGTTGGCGCAAGAAATCAATGAAATTACCCAATAGATTTCCCAGCGGAATTTCAGTTCCAATCGCGCCCGAAAAGTGATCAATTGCTTCGCGAATCTTGCGAATACCGCTCTGCACAATGACTCCATAAGTATTCGTGACCAAATTCATCCTCTTTTTGCGCACGTCGTACGTGCGAATCGCGAGTTGCTCTGGCTGCTTTCCTGGCTCGCCACCACTAACCCCTACGCGTTTGCGCGCGTCCTCGATCGCGTTCGCGAGCGCATTTGCATTTCCGAGTCCCTGGAAGATAATTTGCGCTGCTGTGAAATACTCGTCCGGATTCTCACTTGTGCGCAACTTCTCGTCCGTAACGAGCTCCGCAAATCGCGCGTAAAACGCGCGCGCGTCCTTGAATGCGCGAAACTCGTCCACAGACATTCCTATCTTCTCCAGAGCAGCAGAAACCGTCAATGCATTACTCGCGGTTGTCACAATACCTCTCATTATCGCCGTGATGTTATCGCTAAGCGACCGCGAACGGAGAGTGCCTGGCGGTTGTTTCCCCGAATCCATGAGCAATGCCGGCAACGTCTGTTGATAATGTTGATTAAGTGACGCGCGAATGAGCGTAACATAGCGCTTAAACTCATCAATAATTGCATTTAGAGGCACAAGGAGTTCTTCTGCTTCCAATGGCGATCCTTGTTTTGCGTACTTCTCGCGCAATGCATTGCGCCAGAGCTCAAGAACGCTAACAAGCTTAATAATCGCCATAATATCGCGATTAATGTCTATCCCAATCAAGAAGAAGTCCGAGCTTACACCATGCGAAAGAGAATTCAATAACTCGCCTAGTTGCGTCGCGCAAATATCTGCGGGCAAATGCGGATCGATGACCATCACACCAAATGTCTCATTCACCGCTTTCACCAAATTCGCGCAGATAGCTTCCGCATTCTGCGCGGGGCGTCGCAAGAAATCACCAATCTTACGCAGGCGCTCCTGTGGCGTTCCTTTAATTTCAGAGAGACCCTTGTATGGCATATGCTCAAAAATCGCAAGCAACTGCCCCACGAGTTTCTCCTTGTCGCGCGAAAGTTTCTCAAGAAGTGAAGATTTTACGAGCGCGAGTTGTTCTTCAGGACCGCTTCCGTCTTTCACGCTCGCGAGTTTCCCGTAGAATCCACCCATTATCGGTTCTACGACTGATTTGTCGCCCCTAATGCCCGCGATTTGCTTATGCACATCCAAATAGCTCTTGTAAAGGAGCTCAGTTATCTTTTCCTGCGCGGATGAACTAATTTCAGAGTGGCGCGCGATAATTGCCGCAATCTGATCTTTCGGCACTGTGTCAAACATTTCGTATCCTTGTTTGCAAACTTGCGCGAGAATGTCCTCAGCTACTTTCATAGATTCCTTACCAAGTTCTGTGAGCTCGTTAATTAAATCCTGGAAGATCTTTGTCTTCCAGTATTCAGCCATCATCTTCTTGGCTTCATCAACGATCGGACCGCTGTAACGATAATACACTTGATCCGCATCAACGAATTGTCCTTGGCTATTCTTTTTGAACAATTGCGCGCGCATAAGATTACCCTCGTTGTAAAGTTTGCGATGATGGGGAGTCATTTCTTCTTCCGCAAGATAATTGCGGTACAGGGTCGCGTATGAGATTGGCTCATACGCGCCTGTTTCCACACTCCGAATGTAAAGATCGGAATTTCTCTTGGTGTTTGTTGCTGACTGGCTTGCTCCCATGTGTATATATGCGCGCGAAAAAAACTCTACAACGAAACAATCACCGAGCCACTTTCGCGCGCGATTATTCGTTTTCTATTTATTTTTTAGTGTAGCATATATAGCAAGCACAGGTATATGACGTCAAAGAAAGCAGACGCGCACTCTCTCGTTACTAACATCGAAGACTATGTCCGCGCGAAGTACCCTGACTTCGCCGCGCTCTTTGATTATTGCAAACTATTCAACCTGACTTCCCCACGTCCGGGATCCTCGGGTGTCACATTGATTGTTCCAACGGACAAAAAATACATTGATTCAATTCGCGAATTGTCGTTCAGCTCTGATGCTGCGGATGTCGGTAAAGCGTGCGACTCTCTTCTCGCACTTCTTATGCGCAAGGCGCTCTTGAAAGCGTCTGATTGGGCAGCAGGCGATGTCTCAGATATGCGCTATCCGTCGCAACAAGTGAGCGCGAAGGCTACGACGAGTAGCGTTGAATTGCAGGCTAATGGAAAAACATACGCAACGCTCAAGCAAGATCCTGCCTTCAAAGTCGGATTTCGCTCGAATATCGCAGTTTGGCTTCTCACTGATGGCCATATGCGCGCGGAAATGGACGCAGATGCGCCGCGCAAACCGCGTGGGCGCGGACGCGGCGCGCGCGATAAGGAAGGAGGTAACATCGCGGGAGGTTACGATTTGGTTCGCGCGCACGCTGAATCTGATCGCTTCAAAATTGCGATTGCCGCAGAAAATGAGTATGTTATTCAACACATGATGCCAGCGCAGAATGGCGCGCCATCATTCATTGCTTATCTCATCTCATTCGCGCGCTTCATGTACGAGCACCACCGCGATGAGTTCTTCCAATGTGTCCTTCCGCTTATTCGTTATCGCACTACAGACTTCTATATGCTCTTTGAGCCACATCGCGCAGCCGCGCCAGATCAGTATTTGATTGCGGACGCATTCATTAGCGAATGGTGGGCGAATTACCAATTCCAACGTTTGGTTCGCGAAGATCTCATTTCATTCCGCAAATGGATTGATGAGCGCCTTGGCGAAGCCGCATCGCAAGTACATTGCGCAATATACACTGAACCTGCGGAAGTTGCGCTCGCCATCGACGAAGAGCGCGCGGCTCTCACCTCTGTGTTGCAGAACCCCGCGCAAATTGCTGACGCGGTATACAAAGCATATGGCGCACTTTCCGATCAAAACAAGATTGGATCGATCTCAGATGTCTATCCACCGGCTCTAGCGGCGTACTATAATCACCACCCGCACTTCAAGCAAATGCACGATGAGCTCGCATTCATCATCGAGCCACTAATGATTCGTAATTGCCGCCAATTCACAGTCGAAACATTCCGCGAAATAATCACTATTATTGCGAATGCAACGCACGTAGAATCACCCGCGGACGTTGAGAGCAAACTTCCGCTCGTCAACAAGCGCAAGCTCGCATTGATGAACACCGCGCTCGTTAATGAAATTCGCATGTTCATTAACTCCACAATGTTCTTCTGGATTCCCATTACGAGTACACTAATGAAGAACTACCCAATTGATAGCGTAACAACGCGCCCTGAAAACGCAGATGTGATTTACAATACTGATCTCGCGCTCGCATTGCACCATGAACGCCTTTACAGCGCGGAATCCACACACATCGCGGACGCTAACAAAGAACTCGCGCTCGCAGCGTTGAACAGCCTTCAGCCTAATCACATTAGCGCAGAGCTACTTGCGAAAATGAAATCGCTCACGCAAGCATGAGCGCGCGAATATTTGAATTTATCGCGCTCTTATATAGCGCGCCATGTATCCTAACATCACTTGTCATTGTGGATGTCCCCTCGCGCACTTGTATAACGCATTTGTTGCTGCTTGCATCAAGCATCGCAACAGCGCGCGCGCAAGTGAGCCTATTGGGTACATCTTGGATCAATTGAACCTCACAAAAGAATGTTGTCGCGTTCGAATTATGACCAACGCAGAATTCAAGAATTATTACAATATTCCCACTCCCGTACAATTAGTACCCACAGTGCCTCTTGGCGCGCGCAGAAAGACCCCCAAGTAGGCTAACCCGCATTTTTTTGCGCGCGTAAAAAATTGAATACGTGCGGAATTTTAATAAGAAGAAGTCCCCAGATAACTATATTGAACCAAAATGCTCACGACAGTTGATCCAGCGACTATTATTGCAAGCAAAGAGACCGGCAAGAATGTATTGACGATCGCTATCCCATCCGACATATCAAAGGTACGGCGCTTCAAAGCGGGCTCTATGTTCATTAACGTATCGCTCGCGGCTCATTCCATGGGCGGCAAGCGCTTTTCGATGATTATGGATGGCCTCACGGATCCACTGAACATTCCGATACTCTTTGATGCGACTCCCAGTACTTCCATGCCATCAAACGAATTTCGTGGCAATATTTCGCTCGAATTAGGTCAATGTGGCAGTCTAGGACGCGCGATTGAAATTATTGACACGGAATTTTGCAGTCAAGCGAGTGCAAACCTTGATAAACTTGGTCAGACTCCCAAAACCGAGATTCACAGTCCTATTGTTAGAAATTACAGCAGCCAAACGACCAAAAATGATTCATCTGGCGTATCTATGCGCGGAAAACCGCGCGATACAGTATTGGTTCGTCTTAGCGTGGAATACAAGACGTATCCAGCGACATTCAAGGGTCCACTCGCTGGACAACCGCGCACGACGGTCTACAATTGGGCATCGCGCAAGTTTGACGACGCAAGTGGTAAAGAACTCTTTGAAGAGCGCTTTGATGAGATGGGTAATTCACTTTGCGCGGAAAACGTAGGTAGTATCATCAAATCCGGTGATATCATTCGGCGCATTTTGCTATCATCAGACCAGATGTCAATCTCCGGCGCCGGCATCAGTTATCGTCTAACTATATTCAAGATCTGGTTGGAGTCAGGCGCAACCACAGGTATTGATTACTTGCCGCAACCAGAACTCAAAATACAACTTAATACGCGCGTTCTTCCACCACCAGAAGATACTAAAGCAACAAAAGTTGTCGCGAAGAAAGCGCCAACCAAGAAAGTAGTTGCGCAGAAAACACCCGCGAAGAAAGCTCCGCCATCACTGCCACCACCGGTAGTTGCCGCTGCCGCGCCAAAAGATGCGCGCGCGAAGGGCAAGAAACAACCGCCTCCCGAGCCAGAGCCAGAGCCAGAGCCAGAGCCAGAGTCCGAAGAAGATGAACCCGAGGATGCAGATGGAGAAGCGACCGAATCTGACGATGGTAGCGATGGCCAGCTGAGTTGAGTCTCGCGCGCAAAAAAAAACATTTTTTCCGTCATGCGCGCGCTCAAATATCTTCAAGTGTTTGTTTCGCGGTCTTCTTGTATTTTTTGATGACCTCTGGATCAATAATAAACGCATTGTAAAGCGTGCCAATGCGCGGAACCGCGCCAAATGTGAGTGGTCCCGATACACCAAAGAGCACATCGCGCCGCGTGTTGAGCGCAGCTTCCGTAAAGACTTGCACTGGCGCTGCTTGCCCCGCGCGAAGTGCCACATTATTAACTTCGCGCACGGACAAGCCACCGCGCTCAATTGATGTCACGCGTCCAGTGCGCGTCATTTCATCCGCATAAATCATATAGTGGCGCACGTTGCACTTCTCAACGAGTCCGCGCATTTCCGTAATAATGCGATATCGCGCGGCTTCAATTCCTAGCACTGACGCAAGCTCCTGTACCGCATCCGTCTGCACCATATCCGCGCGCACACCTGTGGTGCATGCCGCGCGCACTAGATTCGTTCCATTCGTGCGCACACCGAATTGCGCACTATCATCCACGATCGCGCCATCCGCGTCGACTTTGGTGCGCACAAGGCGCTCAACGCGCGCAATCCAAATGCCATCAACTCCGCGGATCGTCGTGTTGAGTATCATATCATAGACATCCTTAATGCGCGACTCGTGGCCGCGCGCGCGCCTAATGCCCTTGCGATGAGTACCCTGCGCATCTGACTCGTCCGTTTGCACACTAAATCGCGCGAGACCCGATGCGCGCACATACGCGCGCACAATGACTTCGCGCGCGCGCTCAGTCGTGTATACGAGATGCAAGTCGCTATACTTGTCGCGCAACTTCGTAATTATCGTTTGCATTGAAATATTCTTTTGCACGAGCGCACTTTTATCTATCTCAAAGCGCATGCACCACGTCGCGAGATCACCCGGTGGTGGCATCAATGGGTTGTCTTCCGCGAATGTCGCGAAAATCGCGCGTTCATGCGCATATCGCGGATGTATTGGCTCCCCAAATCGCTCATAGAAGATTTGACTTGCCGCAATTAATTGCGAAAACTTCAGCATTTCCAATCTTTGCGCGACTTCTTGCGCGCGCTCCGCGGATGCTGCATATTGCGATTCAAGCGCAATAGTCATCATTGGATTACTAAGGCGATCAACACCATACGCATTCATTACTTCGCGACATTTGCTCATCTTTGTGCGCGACACATTGCCCCCTGTTATCGCACTCAGCTTGTATGAGTCCAACATGTCTTGCGTGAATGGCTCACTAAATGATTGCGCCGCAATTATGCCCACTGCTTGCCCTGGATCAATTAGTGACGTTGTGACCGCGATTCGCACGCTCTCTAAAATCGCGCGCACAAACGTGATTGGCGCAACATCTGGCGCAACTTGCACTAAAAGCGCGCGAAGTTTCGCCGCACACAATTCCGCGCGCACGTACATGCGGATTAGCGTAACAGCGGACTCAATGAAAGCCGGCACCCATGCTCGCGCGCGTTGTTGCTCCTCATTGATGAAAAGGTAAGGTGCATCGCGACAAAACTCCTCAACCGCGTCAATTGCGCTAATGAACGCGTCATCACTATCCGCGCGCTCTCCTGTTGCCGCCAACGCTACGCCAATGCGTTCCGCAATTCGCGCGATACTAAATGGGAGCTTGATTGTCGCGCCCATCTTATCGCGCACTGACAGATTCTCAATCGTCTTGTAAATGCGCCTGTATTCCGCGCGATCCGCCAGAATTCGCGCGAATTCGCCATCAAACGCGCCCTGCTTCGTTAGTGCGTTCGCTGCCGTGAACTTATACGCGCGCTCGAGAGCCACGTCCGCCAATAGCGCGGGTCCATACGAGACAAATTCTAAATAGCGCGGATCATAATAGTCGCCGCCATACACAAAGGAAACAATGTCATGTCCTTTGATCGTCATGCGATAATTATTTGTAATGATGCTCTCCAGCGATTTTATAGACTTGCGATTTTGATCACCCGTTACGGATGTCATGAGCGCGCGCGAAATAATGTCCGTGCGTGCCATCATCGCATTGAAGATGCAACCTACGAGCGATAGCCCTTGCATGAAACTCGTACCAACGTATCCGCGCGCCTCCGGCGACTCTTCAAAGCGCTGGAAATATGGCAACGTGCGAGCATAGCCGAAATTCGCGCGCACGCGCTCACCACTGATCATAATGAGTCCTACAGTCGCAACCATATTCACTAGAAATGTTGGCGATCCCTTGCACCCCGAAGCCATCAATTCGAAGACACCATTCGTGCGCGGATTGCGAATACTGCGAATTACTGGCTCGTGGTAATCATCCACAACGCGCTGCGTATTAATCTGCTTTTCCTCATAGTATTGCCACACTGTTTTATCAATCGGCGGAATGATCTGCCTGTGATTGAGTTGATCTATGATCTGATACGCCTTTGTTAATGTACCTTGCGAAGTTCGCGCGATTTTCGCGCGCTCTTCCGGAGCTATGTGGAAATCATGAATTCCGGTTGTAAACCCATGTTGTGACATGTAATTAATGCCGATCTGCTGCATATCATAGATCACATCAAGCGTGCGTTGCGGGCCAAACTCGCGCACCATAACTTGATAGATGCTACTCGCGCCAGGGCCTATACTAGGCTTATCCAGGCATCCGCGCACTAATTTGCCATTCGCAATCTCAATTACTGCGTCATTCGGCGATCGCGGCATCCACTTCATCCATTGCGCGTTTGCGTCATAATACGCGCTTTTTCCGCGATAACTTATGGGTGTGTGCGCAAGTACCATTGTTATCATTTCGCGCCCGCTAATAAGCACACCATCCGCGCGCGCAAGATGCGGCACACAATTCGCGGATGAAAACACTAGTCCCGCATGATATTTATCTAATTCCACTCCACTTTGCGTGAGTTTTGTTAGACCAATCATTGAATCTCCAGCTTGCCCAATGAGCATATTTCCAGTAGTTGCGGAAACCATGCGCGACGCAACATTCGTCATCATCACTTGCTCATTGAGTGACGCGGGTTTAGCGTAGTTAAAGATATTCATTTGGTCGCCATCAAAATCAGCATTGTAAAATGGACAAGTGAGCGCGCTCATCCCATTCGCAAGCGCCGTTTTATCAATAACAATGCGCACTGACGTAATATTAGACAAAGTAAGCGTAGGCTGGCGATTGAATGCGACAACGTCACCATTCACCAAGTCGCGCACTATAATATCCCCATTGTCAAGGCGTAATCCGGGCGCATCTGGTTTGAATACACCGCCATCGCGCTTGATTACGCGCGAGCATCCCGGATAGCGCGCGATTCCATTCGCGAATGGCACTGATAAACGCTCGCGATTGAAATCCTGCACTGTTTCCTCAATTTGCAAAGTCTGCGCGATAAACAATGGAATACTAATCTGATCCAAGTTGAGACGCGGAGAACCATCAATTGTACTGCGACCCATACCAAACGCGCGTTTTCCAAGTAGATTCTCGCGCAGACGCCCGCGCTTTCCATTAAGGCGCATCGCAATGGACTTACTGCGATCATTTCCCTTTGTTAAGATATCCGCGAGCATTTCGTTCAATGTATTAATGACAACCGCATATTTCGCATCTATCTCTTGCGGAATGCTGGGCTTGATTTTCTTGGTGTGGAACTGAATGAGGTCTTTCAAGCGCGACGTTATAGAATCATTCCCACTTCCGCGACCACCTTGCTTCTTTGAATCCGGGCGAATCGCTGGCGGTGGAATGTAGATGCAATGAATCACAAAACATCGCGGGTGCGCGAGCGGACTACGACCAATGCGCGCGACAGTCTCATCGCGCACGCGCTCGAAAATCTCCGCAATATTGTGCGGATAAAGCGGAATATCAATCGTTGTTCCATCTGGCGTTAGATTCTTCACAATGAACGAATATTTAACCTTGTCTGGTCTCTTAACGGTCGCGTGCATGCGCCCACAGGCTGCGCAATTGCGCGCTTGGTTGGAAATATGCTTCACAATGAAATCCAAACGATTTGTCGCGCGCGTTTGCCCTAGAATCGCGCGCATTTCGCCATCACTAAGAATGATATTACCACAATGAAAGCAAATGATTTTCAGCCACTTCTTGATCTCCGAAAGAACAATAGGACTCAAACATGGGTAATTCAGCGCGAAATGACCTGGATGTCCGTGACATTTCTCCTTGCTCATTTGGCAAGTCGCGCACACATACGCGCTATCAGTTGTACCCATATTTGCGTCAAACACACCGCGCGCCTTTGGTTGTCCCAATTCGAACATCGCAGCCGATGTAATTGGTACACGGCTTTCGAGGCGCGTATCCATATCAGACGCAGGTTTGTACGAGACCGATCTGATGCCCGCAAAACTTGTCGGTAGTTGTCTGGTTTCTTCCGCGGATCTCATTGTGATTGCTGAATAGCCAAACTTCTTCCTCTCCATCTAGAAAGAGTGTATATATTTCAATTTTTATTTTGAGAACAGCTAATACACGCAAAAAACCAAATCGCGCGCATTCACGCGCATGTACGAATTTCTCCATTCGTGCGCGCGCGCTGCGGAACACCCTTCGGCGAAAGCTCATCAAAGAATACTGAAAGCATGCGTCCGCGCCAATGATTCGCGAAAACAGTCTCGCCATTCGCTTCAACGCGCGCGAACTCGCGCACTTGCGTCTTGCGCGCCTCAACGGTTCCTGTTGGCGTTACAGTGAACGTAGTATTATCAGGAAGCGCGCAAACAAAGAGTAATGCGTCCGCAGCCTTTCCGCGGCGCCCTGTCGTGTAATCAACGATCTTATACTCTTCATCGCGCACCGGTTTGATTTTCAAGAGAACATCAGAATGATGATCGTTCTCAGAGTGCACATAACGCGCATTCGCGCGCACAATCGCACCCTCATATCCTTCCGCGAGAAAGCGCGCGTATAGAACCATCGCGCGATCAATTGCGCGCGATCCCGCACACTCAAATGTCTCTGCAAATTGAATGTGCGGAATCGGGCGCGTCACTCCCGCAATTTCGCGCAACCGCGCGAGTCGCGCGCTAAATGGTAATTCGTTGCTAGAATGCGCGCCTTCATCCACAATAAAGAGATCATAAACAACAAAGCTGAGATCATTTTGCGCGCTTTCTGAACTCACGCGCCGCACTATGCCAGAAATCACAGGAAGCGCGCATCCATGCTTATAAAGCTCGCCATCAAGATACACACCGCGTGCACACCCCAAAAGCATCGCAAGTTCATCCCTGAGCGCGCTAAACCCATCATAGAAGAGTCCTTTGCGACTATAAATGCGTGGTTCGCCATCAATCATTGCGCCAATCGCGCGCACTCCATTATATTTGCGTTGCACATACAAAGGTGATGGGTCTGCATCCGGTCCATAGATATCAGCATATGGGCGCGCGAGCATCGGCAACAAAATCGCTGTCTCTCGTTCTCCTCCGCTCCGGCGCAAATGCTTATTGTAGAGCCCAAACGCGTCGCGCAATGCTTGACAAAGAACATTCGTTTGATTCGCGCACCCTTCGCGCTTACCTTCTGTAACATATGTCGGTACTTTCTTTTGCGCTTTGCCATCCTCGCCCACGCGATAGTATACCAAGATGCGCGCTACATACGCTCCATCCAAATCCTTATTTTCGCGCAATGCGTCCGTAATCACTAAAGACGCGCGATCCCCCTGCGCGTCCGCGAGCGACGCATAAATGCGCACAGTGATGAGCCATTCCGTTACTTTGCCCGTTTTCGCGCGCCCTATGATCGAAGGAAACAAATAAGTGCGCGCATCATCTGACATGCGCCCAGGAATGTCGCACGCCCAATCCTGTACGCGCACATAATCCGCAGTTGATTCGCGAAAAGACGTACTCCTTGTGTTCGCACACATTTTGTATACCTCACTGGGCGACTTTCAATAGTTCGCGCGCGAAAAGATGAATATTGCGCTACTATCTATAATCTATGAATACATCTCAGCAGTCTTCTGAAATATCATCGTTTCCTTTGATTGATCCTCTCGCGCTCTTGAAGCTCTTTAAGACGACAGAGTCTTTTCGCGTCATTATTGATCTCAAAGGGCACAAGAATTTTCGCATCGTTCCCGGACGAAGCCGAGGATGCGAACCAATTGCGCGCCGCACCACCAAAAAATAAATCAACCCTCTCCCGGCGCCTTATTTTTTTTGTCGCGTGCCGCGCTTGAAGATAATAGTGCTGAAGAGGCTCGTATACTCGCGATCAAGCGCGGATAGTTTGCGCGCGAGTTCCGCATCCGCGCGTTGTAAGAGAGCAAAGAGCGCATCATTACCATAATCAATCATTGTAACCGCTTGGAATCCAGCGGCCGCCGCAATCTTGCGAATCGCAGTGAAATTACACAGTGGCTCTTCATACATATTACTTGCGAATGGTACCGAAACGCGCACCATTTGACCGAATTCGCGCGCAATCGTGTCTTGCGTATTCCATTGCGCGCGAATTTCGTACTTTGCCGCCGTCGCGGCTCCATTCGTCGCGTCCGATGGTTCATATCCACGCCATACACCTCCATTGCGCTGTAACAAATCGAAGACGCGCTCTCCGTTCATTGTTGTGATTATGATGATACCCGTGGCATCCAACGCGAGATCCATGAAGGAAAACACGCGCTCCACCATTTCGCGCGAACCGCAGAAGTAATGAAACGCGAAGGATGATACGACCGCACTAAAGATTCCCGCGCTCAACCCAATGGAAGTAAGAGTCGCGCGGAATGTCTCTAGATTCAGCGCAGTGACATCAATGACGCGTCCTATGTATGAAGGCGCGCGACAATCTTTTCGCGCGCGCAAACGCGCGCCAAGATTTGTAAGCCATGTTGCCGCGCGCGAATGTTGCGCTCCGTGTGTCTGCTTCTCCACGCGCATTACGCTTTCAGTGATTGCCATCGCATCCATATCAAAGTTCACAACAAGAGATGCGCCCGCGACCATGTAGCGCGCGAAATCTTGCGCGAGACCACCACCAAGATCAAGAACGCGCGCGTCCTTCGCATCTTGCAGATTATTGTAGATAATTGTAGTTAGAATGAAGCGCCGATACTTGTTGGATGCAACAAACGTTTCGTCTGTTTCTGTCGCGAAGTACCCGCTTGCGGGCTTCCAAAGTGCCTCCAAAGGAAATGGATTTACGTAATTCGCGAAAACATCCGTTGCAACCGAAATATTATTGCCTACTGTACGATCCGCGCGCACGCGCAACAAATCCCAATTTCGCCATGGTTCATTCGCCGGCGCGCGATCCATGGACTCACGCGCGCGCCAACGCATCTCCACAACGCGCCCATGAATGTCGCCACCGAGCGCTTCCAAATCGCTCAAACGTACGATCAGAATGTATGCGTGCGGCTCATAGCGACAAGCGAAATGAGTGATCTCATTGCGCATTTCCGGCGCGATTATCTCACTCTGATAAGGTAGTTGCGATATGCAATATTCCGCGCGTTGTTGCTCCCGGCATGTGCAGAACAAGAGATATATGCGAAAATCACTACGCCCTTTTGCGCTCGCCTCAAGAGAGATCGCTTCTTTCGGCAACACATACGGGCGATTACCATAAAGGCGTTCCGGGCAACGCAAGCAAAGGAAATCAATTGTGTTCGCTTCCACCGGTTTCCATTTGTAATTCTTTGTTGCGAAGTAATCCGCACCAGATTGCGTGAAAATGAGGCCATCAATCGCGTACGGCCGATTCGCGCGATTGTAGATACTTTCCACAACGACGCGGATATTCGCGACCTCAATTCGCTGAAACTCCTTTACTATGATTCCATCGCGCGCGACGATAGCACTAAGGCGACTTTCAAATGGCGCATTTGTTATTACTGCACCATCCGCCATTAAGCAATCAAACGCGTAGAATTGCGGACTTTCGCGCGCGATCACTTCGCCATCATATATGTCGCGAATCTTCTCCGCATCGCATTTACCGTACATTTGCGAGTCTGTTACTATCGCAACGCTCCCATCCGCATCAATGAGCGCAAGTCCACGCACTCCATCTGCTTTGTCGGTCGCAAAGTATCCTTCCATTGGGAAAACATCGCGCGAATAAACCGCAAGTGTCAAACTTACTGCACTATTCAGGATGGATTTGAGCGTTGACCCGCGCCCGCGCGAGATAAGGCGCGCAACATAGCGTATAAGCAAGTCACGCGGCGATTTCGCGATCCCAATGTCAACCCCGCGCGGATACGCAATCGCGCACGCGCGCGCGACCACGTGCGAAATATCGTCACTTGTGATATCCGCAGCACCGCGCTCAAACAATTCCACTTCTACTTCGTAATGCGCAGCTCCTTTGTGCTCTGGCGTATCAAAGAAGTCAGTTTTAATGCATTTGTTCGCGCGCATTTTCTCTAACGTAGATTCGCAAATAAGCGTGACGTCAAGTGACCATGTGTGCGCGCCAATCTTTTCGAGTCTGCTATCGCGAATTCGCAAGCGCACCTTATCTGTGGGCGCGGGAGCCTGCGCGTCACCAACACGCGTTTCGCGCGCAAGCGCAACCTTAAATTCGCACTGTTGCGCTGAGTCAATGCCATTGTAGCGCGCCAACTCTACTTTATGCATAGTAGTAACTGTACCCGCCGGATGATCCTTGCGAATTACAAGAGGTTTCTTTGCTGCGTCATCGCGCGCGAGAATGCTAATAGTCTTCTCTGTCGCGCGCACCGGCGTGATCGCTCGCAAAATATTCAGGGATGCTCCATATGACGGAATCGCTATTTTACCCAAGCGAACTTCTAGTTCTATAGAGCCCTGACGCGCGACAGATAGTTCTCTATTCGCCAATGTAAGCAGTTTATTCATTTGCGTATATCTACCGCGATAACACTTCAAATTTGAATATTGCGCGCATTAGTACATGATCTTGCGAATCAATGCAAGCTCTTTACCCGCGACTATTGTTTGAAAACGCGCGCATTGAGCGCGATGGTCTGTACGCGTACATTTACCAATTCATTGAGCGAAGGTGGCGCGAATCATACTTAGATAGCTTTATTTTCGCAATTCCAAGGAAATCTGCGTCGCAGAGTATCGCGAATTATCATTCGCCCATTGGTAATGCGGCATTCGCATACACAATCATTATTGTGGATCCCGGATGTCCAATTATTCTTGTTATTCTCAATAGCGAATACTCATTCGCGCGCCATTGCATGCATGCGGATCCTCCAAGCATTTTCTGCGGAAAGCTTGTCGCAATAACCGCGCATAAAACGCGCAATGTTACTATTATCGCGCTCGAACATGAGTATATGATGCGCAATGATGCGTCAATGTGCGCAACAGCACTTCCATCACATGTATATCCCATTATACGAGGTGTATGCGCGGCGTACGGTGCGCACCTCATCTTTGGATACGAAGAACATGGCGCGCACAATTATGCGCTACAAACCGCGCGCGAATCACATTGCGCACCACTTTGCTGCGACTTATGTCCACTTTCGCGCACTCCGCGCGCAATCCGCAACTTTGATCCATTCTGCCCGAATATTTGGCAACATTATCGCGAAAAGGCGAAAAAAAAGCATCCACGACCATATTGGCCGTTTCCCGCGCAATTACCTGCGACCTGCGAGAATAAATCCTTTTGAGTCACGACTGAAAATATCATTCGCCATTTTGCGATCATCATCTAGCGTGACGCGCCCAGTGGCGGATTGCACGCGAATTAATTTTTTGTAACTCGTCTTTGGTATGACACCTTCTTCGGGCTTGAATCCTCTATGGCGCACTGCAACGCGCGCATCATCCGCAAGTTGCTCTTCAGTTGTTCCATAACCATACGGCAAAGTGCGCTCTTCATTAAGTATGGCCATTTGCGAATCAAGAGCAAGTAAGTGGTATTGCGCATCGCCAGATCCCGCAGTTGGATCCGTCATCCACGCATTGGATTCGCTAAATCCATATGGTGGCGCGGCATCGCGCGCGCTCCGCGCAAACTGCGCAGTGTAACTAAGTGGTACTCCCGCGTCACTTGCTTCGTCATCGCGCGTTGACAGATGCACAGTTCCGCGCTGATCGCGATTCCAGCGCGCATATGCTTCATCTACTAGCGCGCCCGCGCGAATTCCTCGCACTCCATTGCAATCGCACACTGGGCGCGTGGAGCATCGCTGCGCGCACATTCGCGCGCCATTGGCGCTCTGTCGCGCTTTATCGGCGCACTGTCGTGCTTTATCGGCGCACTGTCGTGCTTTATCGGCGCACTGTCGTGCGCCACCCATACTAGCGCCTGTTCCGCGCGTAATTGGGCGTCTAGGGCGCGCAGTTTCCGCGCGCTTCGCAACTTCGCGCGCGCGCTCGAATGGATCCAAGTAAGATGCAATTTCGACGCGCGCAGACGTATCAATCGGGCGCTGCAAATCGCGCGCGCGCGTATTGTAGCGAATGTCCATGTATTTGATAAATTCGTCATTTGTTTGGCGCAAGTACAAATCCGCGTCAGTTCCCGTCCAAATATCATATAACCCAGCCATATATGGTCCATAAATAAACTCATGCATCCGCGAGCGCATCCCACAAGGAGATACGGTTTTGAATATTTTATTCATGCGCTCAACATTGTTAGGGTCCAAAAACAAATCAACAACATCAGTCATTTCGCGCGCGATATATAGATGTGGGCCAACATCTTCGTGCTAATAATTGTTCTTGCGATAATTATTGCGCTCGTATTCCTTGTATCGTATTTGAATAGATTTCCGCACTCACATGGACACCACCACCATCACGAGTCCCCACTTTTTCATGCGCTCGCGCACGCCTTTGTGCACGGAAGAGGCAGATCAAAACTCGAAGCGGATGTTATTAAAATCCTAGAGGATATCACCGCGCGCAAGTTTGATCAAGCTCATCCTGACTGGTTGCGCGAAGGATCCACGCCTCTAGAATTAGATGGATACAATGAAAGTATGAAACTCGCAATTGAAGTGCAAGGACCGGGTCATATTAAGCCACTTCCAGATGAAACCTACGAAAAATACCAAAAAAGAGTCGCGCGCGATGTGTACAAGCGCGAATTGTGCGCGCAACATGGCGTGCATTTGATTGCGATTGATTATCGTATCTCACTTGCGAACGTCGGCGCATATCTGCGATCGCGTTTGTATGATATAGACGCGACACGCGAGAAACCTACAAACTACATCGCGCCACTTGATATGGTGCCATGGAAGCGTGGGACCTAATGTCGCGCGCTTCCATTCGTCGCGGCTCGCGTCGGTCGCGTGCGTTGGTCACTGTGAATCATCAAATGCAACGCGCACTGGTCGCACTTCACCCACGAGCAAAATAGGGGCATCTCGCGGCGCTCGCACAAGTATATCGCGCACTCGCGCACTCGCGCGTCTCGCATTAATCTCATCCGCATCGCGTTGCGCACTTGCGATTTGTTCTTTTGTTTTTTGCGTATTTTCATCAAGCGCTTTGCGCGTGCGCTGGCGAATTTGCGCGACTGCAGTTCCATGCGCGCGCGGATGCGTGACACGATAGAGAATCGCATTATACACCGTTTGTACCTCCAAGAATTCTTCTTCCGTGCGCCAAAGATGATGCTGAACGTATTTGAAGAATTTTCGCACCGCGCGCGCATGATATGATCCAGCGGCCATTGCGGCCAAAATAACTGGATATGTCTTATTTAGTTCCGCATGTTCGCGCGCGAGTGTAACATATATTGATTCTTCGCGCGCGCTCTCATCTTTAGTTGCGCATGCATTAAACTCAGCAATAAGTTCGCGCGCGCGACTCCACGCACTATCGCACTCGCGGACAATTTCCTCAACAGTTGGGTTAATAGCGTAAGTTGTATCTGCAAGCATGTTATAATTAGCTCGCATTTATTTCAAACGCTGGGCGCGAAATCGTCATCAACTGGATTCGCAAAATCACTTTCGATGTCCGCGCGCGCAACATTTGGTGTTTCCATGTCTCCGTCCGCCCCATTGGACATTTCCTTATCGCCGTCGGACGCTTCCATGTCATCATCGCGCATATCCGCGCGCGCACCATCCGGACTCTCCCACTTGAGTTCGTCTTGCGCATCTTGGAATGCGTCCAGTGTTTTCTTGTTCAAAGTTGATGCCGATGGTTCCTCTTCTTCGATTTCGCCGAAATCATTGGTTGCGCGCTTTGTTTTCGCGCCACCTTTCTTGCTTGGTTTGCGCCGCATTAGCGCCGCAATATACGTCCCATGTAAGAGATCACTGTAGTCGCGATACTCCGGGTCCGAAAATAGATACTCTTTGATGTCACTATCGTCCTCCATTTTATATAAGATGCGACTATTTTGATGCAAAGCGAATAACATCGGATAATTGCTTAATTTGCGCCGCAGTCCATCGCGTTATGTCCACAAAACATCCACTATTGTGTGCGCCGAGTGCTTCAAATCCCGCAATGTGCGCAACCGCGAGTAAAACTTGCAATTTCTGATCGTGTGTCAATTGGCTCGCACATTGACATATTCGCTTCTTTTGGTCATTCAAACTCATTCCTTCGCTCGCGGTTTCCTCTATTGGCGCGCAACCGCGCGAAAGGAGAATTCCGCGTCGCAACGCATCCAACATCAAATTACACAGCGCTTCGTTCGACATGTAGCTCGCGCAATATACTCTTGCGCGCATCCAATGTTCAAAAAAAGTTGCGTCTCTCATTTCTTTTTGCCCGCTTGAAGCACAATAAGATTGCGACTCGCAACCAATTTCGCTGGATCCGCAAATTCGCGCGCCATTCGCGCGGCTGCGTACGCAAAATCAATGAAACGTTCAAGACGTCGCGCGAGAACGACTCCTACTGGTTGTGAGAGCTCGCCTTTGATCCAATCGCCAGGTAATTCCGCAAGCGGACAGGTCGCGACGCCAATTTTGCCATCAAGTGGGTTATATTCGCAACACGCAACAAGACATGTTGCATCACTTGGAACGCGCGCGTCCAGTAGCATATCTATTGTTGCAATGCGCGCGTCACCTTGCGCCTTTTCCGCGCGAAATGGATAGAACATTTGGCGCACGTTATCAGGCAAACTGGTGTGATCCGCACCTATTTCGGCGAATGTCGCGCGCAAATAGTCCGCAGCGAGTCGCGCTGCTTGTACAACTGTTAATCCGCGCTCATCTTGTTGCGCGATTGCGATGTACTTTTCGACGCTCATTTCTTCACCCGCGTCCGCGCTTGTGCCCGGCATGACAGGATAATAGTGCGTAATGGGCGATGGTTCATACAAGTTCGCGGTTACTGAAATACGATCAAATCCTGGTCCTGCGTAACTACCGGTTACATAAACAGTAACAATTGCGCCGGTATTGAGCACCGCTGTATCTTGGTCGCCACCAGTTTGCACAATCATCGCATTAGCGTGCGTTGATTGCATTGTAACGCGTGTTGGATCGCGAATTGGTCCAACAACACATCCCGCAATGAGATCTCCGGGCGCATAGCTCACAACGAGTGCTGCGAAAATCACGCTAAGTGTTCCTGTTGTTGCGGACGTCGAATTGAGGAACATACATTCACCAGTGCGCACAACGGATAAAACGCGCAGTATTAGATTCCCACCATAGCAAATACCATCGTAATCGCGATGAAGGCGCGCGATGAGATTTTCATCAAAATTGGTGTAGAACGCAACGCAATTATTAATGTCCAACCCAACCTGATAGTTCACTTTGAGAAACATCCTATATATTTCGCGCGCGTTTCAAATTTCGCGCGCACGAATCAAAAAAAAGATCTTGCAATTTGCGGTACTCATGCCTTTTCTGGTGCACATGCTACCGCCGATGGCTCATCGTACGAAATAGCCTCTGCTGTTGGTACACGACGTCCACCACGTTGGCCGCGTTTGCGCACTGCCAGACCATTTAGCTGTTTGAGAGAAGTACTGATGGATATCTCCGGAAACGCACTTGCCGGTGGTGGGACTTGTTGATAGCGTCTTCCACCATCGCGCGCGACAAATGCACCAAAGTCGCGCCTCATGCGTGTGCCTTGCGTATTCGCGCGCCCCGGTGGACCGGATGATGTTGGGTGTTTGTACATAGTCATATGATCAATGGCATATTCCTGCATCATCTTGCGCTCTTTGGTCTCCGTGCCTTTCAATTCGCGCTGAAAATGCGCGATCGGGCAAATAACGCCGCACTGATGACTAAATTCTTTGATATGCAGTGCCGCATTTTCATAGATCGGATAGACACCAAACCAATGATTACCAGTGAAGTTTACGAGCTGGCTGTACATGGAATTGAAATCAAAGAAATCTATTGCCTCAATGCGCTCTTTCGTCATCACATGCTCAGTTAGTTCATAGATAATTGCAATGATGCGCGCGTAGAGACATGTTGTGGTCGTCTTCCAGCACGAATGGACTGCATTTTTGATTGGTTTGCACGCAATTCCGCGCGGGTTGTTGTAGAATGCATTGTAAATCGCAATCTGGACATCAGAGCCTTTCGCGAATTCCTTTGGAGGCGCATGATCACTTTTGATGAGACCACATGCTGCAAGAGCCTCGTAAACTTGCGCGTTTGTGGGTTCAAAGACGCGCACGCTTGATGTTGCGAAATCAACGCGCGCGGTTTCTTGCGCGGCGGCATGCTTTGTGACTTGAACCCAATCATCAGGAATCTGCGGCAGTTCAGTGTCAGTTGTATCTGCCCAACTCGTCTTTGGCGCGGTAGTTTGCGAGTCACTTGTTTCTTGCGTAGCCATTGTTAGAGACAATTGCGAGATGATAATATGCTTATACGCGCGAAGTTTAGAACGGAGATGGAATAGCGTTCCACCATCCGTATACATACTTCACAAGCGAGTGCGAATCCGCGCGCTCCTTAATCTCGCGGCGCAATAGTTCGTCCTGGATAAGCTCGCAAAGTTCATTCGCGGTTAAAGCGGCGCGAATATCGCGCGCGCGCAACCCAATGCGCTGAGCGTCATGCTCAATGTTCGCACGCGACTTCGTAATACAGATACTTCCGCGCTCAATCGTGCGCGCGTCACGATGCTTGCTGGAATGTGCGCGCAACTTCTGGATTGGTTCGCGAATCTGGAATTTGATGCTGTACGGAAATTGCTTATAAATGCCAACGAAAACGTCATTCTCATTGTACTCTATGTGCATATTGAGCGCACTTCGCCCAAGAGACACCCATTCTGCGCCAGTAAAGAGTCGCACGGACGCGCCATCTCCAAACGCAACTGGATCATTTGGCGCGCGCGCGGCCGCATACGCTTCATCAAATCTGCGCGCGACATCGCGATATTTACTTGCAAATCTGTATGGAACAAATACTCCCAGCGCATCCAAGAAGGTATAAAGCGCGCGAAATTCGTCGCGCTGCGCCGCGTTTTCAACAAAGTGTTGCATTACCACGCGCTGTTGATCCATTGAAAAGCGCGTTAGAAATGACTTAAGGCGCGCGACATTCGTGAGCGCGCGCGTTGTATTCACTTTGTAATCCGCGCGCAAAATTGATAGGATACTTTCTTCGAATGACGTTCGCAACTCAAATTGATCAATTGGTATTACGTCCTCGCTTTCGTGCTGCGTTCCGCGAATAAACGACTCAACATCCACAAGTGCGCGCGACTTTGCGATTCCCGCGACTTCCGTAGTTTCTATTGGTGCAAGAAAGAGATAATCTCTCGCGCGCAATGGCGCACTTCCAGTGGCATCCGCGTCGCTCGCACTCGCGACAATGAGGTGCGCGACTCCATTTGAGTCTACAATCGCGCGATCATTAATCCCAGATATGTTACTTGCGGACGACAAGAGAAATGAGAGCGCGATAACAATGGAAGAATCCGCAATTAGCGCTGGATTTGACCACACACCAAATGGCGGATTGCGAACCGCGCGCGCGAGTTCTTGTGCGTCCCATATACTTTGCTGGCGGAATAAGCGCTTAATAATGTCAATCGCGAATTGTATTTCTTGCGTGCCATATCCATACGCAAAGAAAGTATCAACGCGCAAATCTCCGATCGCAAATTTAATTGCTTCATCATACAGGAGAAAACCAAGGCTATCTTGTTCAGGTCGCGTAATAATATTGCGATTGATGCCCGCATCAACTGCATTTCGCGCCATTTCGCGCCCTATTTTTTGGACGGTTAAATAAGAGCTCAATTTGAGCGCATATCTGCGAATTTCCGGCGCATCCATCACATCATCTACACGCGCGGAATCAGGCGTTTCTGCACTCAATTTACACGAGTTGACCAAGATATGCACTTGCACATTCCGCTCATTCTCTGGTAGTTTAGCGTGCGATCCACGGCGCACGCATCTCCCAAAGACTTGGATGAGTTGCGAAATACTAATGGGAAGCGAAAGCACAATCAAATGGCGCACAGCCATGAAATCGTAACTTTCGCGAATTAACTTTGATCCGATGAGAATAGAGCACCATTCGCCATGCAAATTCGCGGATGAATTGTATTTTTCGCGAATCGCGGTGAGCGCAGTTTTATCTAATTCTGAATAGAGCGTGGCGAAGCGCAATGGGCGAAATTCGTGCGCGCTATCGCGATGCGACTCGCGCGTCTGCGTGCATATCGCGCAGAGCGTGCTACTCGTTGATTCATCATGCTCATCTATCATACCATTCGCGCGCAAAATCTCGCGCACTAACAAAACACCGGTCATTCGCACGCGCTCATGATATATCATTATCTTACATGGCCCAGTCTCGCGAATTAACTGCACCACGAGTGCAACCATACGCGCGTATTTCGCAGAGTACTTCTCTAGGGTCTCCGCGCGCAGAAAATCGCCGCTAAACGTGTGAATACCACCAGTTGTTTTTGTTGCGATTCCCATTTGATTCTTCCACGCCTGTGGTGCACTGTGAATCGCGCCAAACAAAGTTGCGGAATTATAAAGTCCACTACCCGCGTCAGTTGGCGATGGAAATACCATATCGAACAAAGAATATGCATTTTGCGGAATACCAACGATTTCATCATCCACATCGAGCTCTTCCTCGCCAATAGGCACGTCCACGCGCGCAGCCCCATAAAACGCGCGAATTGTATTCACAAAGTAATCCGACATAACGCATGGTGTGATTTTCAAGTAAGGAAGCGCGCGACTCACGCCCGCTTGATCGCGCACGTGAAGCGTTATTCCTTTGTCAATGCGTCGCGGAAAATAATGCGGATCAAAGTCATACAAGAAGGACACATGTCCGCGCAGAAGTTCGTTAATGCGATCAAGCGCGCCAGGAAGCAGTGTATGACCGGAAAACAAACTTTCGCGCATTATCTTGTCTTCGCGCGCGACAAAGTAGTTAATGAAGTCGCAAATCTCAGCAGGAACGCTATTGATTGGTGTCGCGGATAACGACAAGAAACGCACGCCGCGCGCATGATCAAGAACATATTGTAGCGCAAGTCCGCGATTATTGATTGTTTGCGAGTTGTAAGTATTATGTATTTCGTCCGCGATGATCATGGAGTTTTCCAAACGCGCCATGAGCGCGGAATCTGGCTTAACTATGCCTTCACTTACCGCGCGATCTAGCGCGCTAGAATACGGCTCTTTGCGCGCGTGCGCGTCTTGAATAATTGTATTCAGTTTCGCTACGTCCTCGCCAAACAAGCGATTCGCAAACTCATCATAGCCCAATAGTTTATAGAATCCTCCTTTCGCGCGATTCGTCGCGCGCCGTTTGAGCATTGAGTAAAAGTCATTGTACTTCTTGTACGCATCTTCGTTTTCTACAGATTCGCGGTAGAGGCGCATATATGTTTCATATTCTGCTACAGTCGCGTATCCAAACTCCGAGTACTTAATAAGGTCGCGAATGAACGATTGTTTGCCACCAAACGCGATGATAAAGATAGAGGGCATAATTACACTTGAATCGCGCAAATTCGCGCCATAAATGTAACGATAGAGTTTTACGCATTCTTGCGCGGCAGATATGGCTGCGCGCGTGTTGTGTGTGACAAGTCCATCTTCGAGCAGAAATCGCCCGTTGCCATCCAAAGTAAACCCAAAGTATTCGCAGCAACCAACAGGCTCAATAGAGAACGCACACGCATCAAATTGCCCATTCTCGCGTCTGCGCAACATTCGAAAGCGATGAAACTCTCCGCGCGCGCGAAATTCTTGCAGGAAAACATCTAGCGCAATATCAAAGACATGTTTTTCGTCCTCATCAAAAAGTGTTAAAACGTGCGGAGAGTTGCATACAAACGGGCGAAAATCGCTCGTAGGATGCGCGCTAATGCGAAAGCACTCAGCATATCCACGCGCGAGATGCGAGACTGCGCGCGCACCTCCATCATCGCCTACAAGCACATCTTGTTCCGTTATCTCTTCAACAGGCGCGATTCCGCGCGTCATTGTGCGCACGCGAGTGCCACGACCAAGACATTTGCCACTATTATGCAAGACGAGTCCATCCGCGCCAAGAAAGAGCGCGTCATCTGCGCAATTTCGCTCTGCACCCGCGCGCGAAAGCGTGAATCCATAGAATGGTCCGTAGCCTTCGTATTCGATTATAAATCGCGCGTATTGCGTGCGACCCGTGTCTCCAACGTACGCAAGGAAACAATCGGTGTATTCTCGCGCGCGCACAATATATTCGCGCACACTAATATCCGCAGGTGTGCGCGACGCATCGTAAACGCGCAAAATGTGATCCGCATTCACAACATATAAGTCATGCGCGCGCGGCATAATGCGATACATGCTACCGCTTCCGCTATGAAGTTCTTTTATGCGCGAAAATCCGCCATCTGGATGAACTAGTAATTCTCCAAGGCGCAATGTTTCGACCGCGCGCGGATTCGCGCTTCCGTGAACGCGAATAAGAGTGCCGGGTGCATGACATCCAGTTGAATGCATCAAATGCATGCGCATATTTGGCGTATTTGGATTCATAAAGTTGCGCACAAATTGCTGATGTGTTTGCGGCTCAGTCGCATCAAGCGAGCCCTCGCGAAAATCATGTTCTTCTGGTGGAGGCACCCATAATTGCGCGAATTCCTTGCGCGCTTGAATGTCCGCAACTAGATTCGCGTCAGATTGTTGTTTATACGCGGCCATGATTCTATATAATATGGATTATTTGCGCGATCTGAGTGATTTTCTGGACGATTTGCCTGATCGCGATCCCTACGATCCCATTGTCTTGCAACTACCTTCCCTTGAGTCCAAATTAACCGTACTCTTGCGCAAGTTGCGCGCGCAAATGGACGCAATCAAGGAGGCAAAGCGCGCAAGAGCGTGTTTGCGCGCGACTGAGGAAGACACAAGCGCGCATAATTTGGACGCTGATTGGGTAGTCGCGCGCAAACGCACCCGCGCGCGCGACCATCTCGCACCGAGAGTTAATCGCGCGCGGACTGGTCGCGCACCGATCGCGCGCGAAATAGAAGTACCAATGTCCGCGAATATGTCTTTGCGATGCACAGAAATTCCAGATGCGAGCGCGATTCGCGCGGATGGCGTCCTGTATTATATTCCGCAATTGCGCCGTTTCGCGATGCGAATCGCGGGCTTTGTACTCATGGGTAACATTGGAATTGTCTACAATTCCGAATTATCGCCACAGAAGATCCGCGAATGTAATATGCAAGCATCGTGTAACTACGCAACGTGCAGTTATTACCATAATCCGCTAACATGGCCTGGTTCGACGGACATTCGCAATTTCGCGGCTACAAGTTGGGTTTACCGCCATGCCGCGGCGAGTGGACCAAAAAAGATGCGCAAATTATCATCGCGCGCGCATCTTGATGAAGATATCCGCACTATAACATCCGCGGATCTTTCATATTATAATGAGCAATTAATGCACGATTTGCTCTGCGGCATCATTATGAACTACTACGTGCGCAACGCGTGATGCGCGACGTTTCCGCGCCTTTTTGAACGGATTGCGCAACATATTTTTTGCATAGTGAATTACGCGCCTATGACCCGGTATATCGCGCACTGCATAGACCTCCATATCGGAGGCTGGAACCCATCGCATATCACATATTTCGCTCACTTGCTCAAGCGCAGCCGAGTTGATGCGCTGAATGACTGCGCGCGCGGTAATCGCAATGAAATACGTGATATCGTACTTTGCGTTGTCTTCCGCGAAAACTAGACGGAATATGCCTGGCGTTAGATGATAGGCGCTGCGCGGAATTCCAGTCTCTTCGTAAAATTCGCGAATCGCGCAATCCATTTCGCATTCATTTGCGTGCTTTTTGCGCCCTTTTGGAATCTCCCAGAGCCGCGATGCGTATTTGCGCGAGCGCCGCACAAGTGATTTGATGCGTTCGCCACCATCCCCGACCAAGCGCTCATTATACTTATTGCGCGCGGCAAGATAAACATTTGGTTGATATGTTCCGAGCCATATGCGATACCAAAGTTGCTGGAAATTCAAGCTCAGAATGTCAACCTTCTCATCTACGGTCATGCGATCAAGGAGCGCTATAATCTCGTCATCATTGCGCTCATTATAGTGTCCGCAAACAAACATGTAAAAAGGATACGTGTAGCGCCTATTGATCATCAGCAGGCGAACTATTCCATCATCCCCACGTTTGCACAAAGCAATGCCACTGGAATAGCGCGTGCGATATTCGCAATCTGATGCGCGACTCATTAAATTTGAATGCCGTTTGCTAGATATATACTCAATTTCATTATCTAATCGCACGTAAATGGTTGACCCTATTGCAGAGTTCCAAAAAGAGTGCGCGCAATTTCCCGCGCAATATACTCCGGAATGGTTCGCGCGCATTGACTCCATTGGTGGGAGCGAAATGAATGATCTTGCGCAATCGCCCCTTGATTTGGTCGCGAATAAACTTCGCAAGACGCTTCCACATGCGCCACCTAGTGAATCCGCGATTCCCACCGTGCGAGTCGTTCCCGCGCGCACACACGCGCACGTTGATTCAATGATGGGGATTTCTATTCTTGGAAGTGATAAACCAACAACAATAGACGAGCCTCCTCCCGCGAATATTAAGACCGTTTCTCTTGCGCCGGAAGTCGCAATGGGATGGGGAACACTCTTTGAGCCAGTACTATGCGAATATGTCGCGCGCAGACTCGCGCAACCGATAGAATGTCGCGCGGTTAGTTATTTCAAAGATCCATGGCGATTCTCGCCCGATGGTGTCTTTCGCGATGCAGATGGTAATTGCGCGCTCTTAGAAATGAAGAATCCATACACGCGTGTATGGGCGAATTGGGATGCGACTCGCAATGACTCATTCGCGCTTCCTGGCGCGCTTTCTTCCACACCCGCCGAAGTTCCCGACCATTATATTCCGCAATTGCAGATGGGATTGCATTTAATCCCATTTCTCGCGTATGCGTTCTATGTTGAAGCCATCTATCGTCGCGCGACATTGCGCGGAACATCGTGCGCGATCGGGCTTCAGAAGATGCGCGACGTGCGCGATGCTCCCATTCTTGATACCGGTATCGTCGGCTTTTATCACCCAGCGGGAACTGGGAATCTCAAAACCGCGCACAATTTTGGTTCACTTGAAAATGATTTCATATTATGTCATGTACTCACACACCAAAGAGCGGGCGCGGATTCCTTTGTACCAGTTTACGCGTTCAAGTCTCCGCGCGATTTACCAAAGGAACATGAGGGTATCCCATTATTTGGTTACATGCCTTGGAATCTCCTTGGCGTTCATGCCGTTAAGGTAGTGCGCGATCCGCAATTCATGACCGCGCAAAAGGAAGAAAACGCGCGCATTATTACTGCTATTGTGCGCGAGCAAATAAACAGCGCGACAACACATGAGCAAAAGATTCGCGCATTACAACAATTGCGCGATTTTGCGAATCTTGCAGATCGGCACAAATTTGTGGAGGCAATAGAAAAAATTATTGAAGAGTCGCGCGCGACTTCTATCGTCGCGGCTCCTGGCGTCGCGCTTTGATTCCTTTTTTCCATTACGCACATCTCCGGTAAACCGTTTCCATTCCCGCGGTTTCGCTAGGACGATCAATGCGCACGACCATGCCCACACGCAATCCCAACCATGCCGCCATAGGATCAGGTGTTGCGCCCGCGAGCAAGCATGGAAGATCACTCACGAGCAAATGCATTTCGCGACATAACTGCGCGACTTCATCGCGCGGAACAATTGTGTGTTTAGGAACGCAAGAATGTTCCGGAACAACTATGAAGAACATAGACGCAAGGAAATGTTCAATAATAATACCTGGCTCGCGCCGTTCCGCAATTATGCGCGCGATTGACGTGCCAATTGGCGCGCTTGTGACAAGTATAATGTTATACTCATTATCATCATTAGGACGCGCTTTAATCGCGCGCTCCAAGAAAGGCGCGAACTTGGGCGAGGACGCATCAATATAGCGATACGTAGAGAATTGATAGATAACAAGATGCGCGCGACCTCTTATGTCTATCGCGGGCCTTTCCGCGGTAATGCGCGCGTAATGATCAGTATCCATAGTTGCGGAAAACTTCGCGCGCGCTACGCGCTCAGTTACGGTCGCACCGCGAAATTCGCAAAGGCGCGTCAAATGCTCATAGATCATTAACGAGTCACTTCGCGCGCTCGAAGCATCAATATCTTCGCTGGTTGGGCTATTTGTTGACATCGCGCGCCTCTATTTGTATATCTTTTGAGTTTATATTTATTTTTTTTCGAAGTCTTCGCGCGCATCATATACAAGTGCAAGAGCATTAAAGTACAACGAACAATGGACACTGATTTTGGAAATGTCGCGGGCGGTGGATTTGATGAGGTCAAGCAATTCACGCAAACGTTCATTACTTCCCATTGGATGGGAGTCGCAATTGCCTTCCTCATTCTTTGCGTTTTGGTTATCGCATTCTTCTTTGGCTGGATAGGAACGGCCGCAGTTAAGAACAAGGAAACATTTGTATCATGTGCAGTTGGTAACCAATCCGCGCTCTGCAGGCAAGGGCGCGATGGACCCGGCGAGAGTCTAGAGAACTCTGCGCTTGCATCTGGCTATGCCGCGGACCCAACAGCATTTTGCACGGGCGCCGGCGAACCCACTGATGATCCATGGGGATATCTACAGACTACTCTCACCGGCACAGGGGGTGAGGAGCTAACGCAATTTGATGCAGCTGCCGCAATGGACAGAAACTTGATGATCGCAAATCAGCATTGAGCGCGCAAAACGTTCGGAACTTTTTTTGATCGCGACAATATAAATGGATAAAGTAACATCCTTCCTAACAAATCCCGCGAACTTGCAACCAATAATTATCGTCGTTCTCGTGATAGTCATAATTTACTTGCTCTACCGCGAACGCAAAGCCGCACCAAAGGGAGCGCGCGCGAAGGCAAAGCCCGACGCAAATAACTTATTGGATGAATTAGAACAATCTGGCGCCGTTACGCAGCAATCTGACGCAGAAGAAACTAAGGCAGAAGAGGATGAATAAGCGCGCACAACTCCAGGATCGCGCGATCTTTTTTTCGAAATTTGAACTCGCGCGCAAGTAAGTAGAGAAATGGAGACTGAATACGCATCACTATCCGTTGAAGACCATATGCGCTCGAAAGACATGTGGGCGGGCACAATTGAGCGCATCGCCACTCCCATGCTTATTTTCGCGCGCAAATCCACATCATCACTTACTGCGCAATATGAGACCGTATCACTTAGTCCCGCGCTTTTCAAGTGCGTTGACGAACCTATCGTAAACGCGCTAGATCACGCGCAACGATGCGCGCGCACGACAGAAATCCGCGTGGACTTTTGCGCGCGCACAGGGCGCATTACAATCGCGAATAATGGCGATGGGATACCAATAGAGAAGCGCGCATCAACCGCGGGTCTCTACGTGCCACAATTCGTCTTTGGAGTTGTATTCGCGGGCTCAAACATGAAACAAGATTCATCATCCACGCTTGGTGGTACTAATGGCGTTGGCGTTAAGCTTACAAACATTCATTCGCGCGAATTTAGCATCAATACATACGACTCAGCGCGCGCACTTTCTTTCGCGCAAACTTGGTCTAATGGGATGCATTCGCACACTGAGCCATTAATTGCGCCGCTCGCGGAAGGAGAAGCAGGCACGCGTGTCTCATTCTTACTTGATTACGCGCATTTCAAGACGGAACCCGCGGAATTTGAGCCAATTGTGTTCACGCGCGTTATTTGGGCCGCACTCTATATTGCGCATCTTTTGCCGCGAGTATCATTCTTCTGGAATGGGGCGCGCGTTTCCTATAGTCAGGAACAATACACGCGCGCGATCTTCGGTGCGCGCGCGAAGAACGCAAAGTATCGCGCGGGAATTGATGTTTTGCGCGATGCAGTGATCATTGCGTCGCCAAACGTAAAGAAGTACTCCATGTCTGTAATTAATGGCGTTATGGTACCCGCGGGCAACCACTTGGATTACGTGAGCGATTGCATCAAGACTTCCGCGAAAGAGCTTATTGAGCGCGCGATGCGCACGAATGACGTATCTAGCATCCCCGGCGCGCGCAACATTACTGGGCGCCTCGCAATTATTATTCTATGGCGCGCGACTAACGTTCATTGGTCAGGTCAATCTAAGGATCGCGCGCAATTCAAGGCCGCGGATTTGCGCGCTCCACTTGCGCTTTCCGAATCATTCGCGCGCGAATTGGCGCAAGTACTCGCAGATGACATAATCGCGCGCATTGATTCGCGAACATCGCGCGCAACATCCGAGAGCAAACAAAAGATCGCGATTGATAAATACACGCCCGCGCGATTCTGTGGAACGCGCAAGAGCGCGCTTTGTAGACTATTTCTCGCGGAAGGGAATAGCGCGATGAGTCAAGTCGAATCCGGCATATCTAGCGCGCTCAAATTTGATTATTACGGTGTTCTATCATTGCGCGGAGTCATACCAAATGTGCGCAAGTCATCTGTGGAGCGCGTGAATGCGCAAACTGGCGAAACACAATACAGCCGCAGCAAGAAACTGATTGATAACAAATTCATCACGACACTTGTGCAAGTACTGGGTATTGATTTCGCAAAGAAATACGTGGCGCCAAAAGAGCGCGCGGGTTTGCGATACGGAGGAATAATCGGTTGTGTGGATCAAGATTTGGATGGTGTTGGCAACATTTTCAGTCTCGTACTCAATTTGTTTCATCTCTATTGGCCAGCGCTTCTCGAATCCGGTTATATTCAGCGCCTAGCGACGCCTATTATTCGCGCGTACCCGATCACGCGCGCGTCTAAGCGCGTAACGCGCGTTCTCGAATTCTATAGCGACGAAGAGTATCGCGAATGGAGTGATTCGCACGATTGCGCGCGCTATAAGATCCGCTATTACAAAGGGCTGGGCAAGCATAGTCCCGCGGAGATGTGCCAAATCATGAAGAATCTCGCAACACAAATCATCACATATCAAAAGGACGATGACGCAGATGAGGTATTCAATATCTATCTCGGGCGCGAGCCCGCGCTACGCAGAGAGCAACTTTCGCGCGCGCCACCACCACTTGATGATGAAATCGAGCAGGAACTCGCGAATTCGCGCAATATGCCATCTAGCTATCACTTGCGCCGTGAAGCGCACACGTATCAACTAGATAACCTTCATAGGAAAATTAATGATATCATTGGTGGAACGAATCAAGTTGCGTGCAAAATACTCAATGGTTGCATCAAAATATTCGCGCAGTCGCGCGAAGAGCGCAAAGTTGCGGATCTCGCGGGTACCATATCAACCAGCGAGAATTACCATCACGGTGAAGCGTCACTACAAGACGCAATTATTCGTCGCGGGTTTATCGCGCCAGGTGGTAATCAATTGCCTATGCTATTGCCAGTGGGGAACTTTGGCACGCGTATTGAAGGTGGTCAAGACGCGGCGCAGGCACGATACATTAGCGCGCGATTCAACGCGCGAATTAACGCGATTCTGTATTCCGCGGAAGATTACGCACTCCTTGATTTCCATATTGACGAAGGAAAGCGAGGTGAACCGCACTTCTTTGTGCCGATTATTCCAACCGCAATTACTGAGAATATTGAGGTGCCCGCGCACGGCTGGAATATTCGCATTTGGGCGCGCGAAGTTGTAGATGTGATCGCAAATGTACGCGCGCTCATTGAATCGGACGGGCGCGCGCGCGTTCGTCGTATGCGACCGTGTTGCTATCCGCGCGCGACAATAAGCGCATTACCGCCGACTCCGGCATGGGACGCGAATTGCGAGCGCATTGTATGTGACGCGGCGACCGGCAATGACTTTGTATGGCGCGGATACATAATAGAGCGCGCGCTAGGTCGCTTACCTGAAACTTGGTCGCTTGGTACGTACGAATGGATATCCGATGATACAGTTACAATTACCGAGCTTCCGCTTTGCGTTTGGACGCGCCCGTACATCAAAGAGATCGCGAAGATCTGCGAGCGCGCGGATTCGTACATCAAAAAATACGATTTCGCGCCCAGCGATAAACGCGTGGATATACAAATTACCTTTAATGATTCCGCATTCGCGAATCTTGATATTGTCGCGCGCGAAAAGAGAGTGGGTATTACCGATCCGGTGATCATCGCGCTCCATTTGCGCAATAAGATGTGCGATAACCTCAACTTTATGATGCCAGATGACAGCGTACACACCTTTGAATCCTACGAAGATGTCATTAGTTATTGGTTTCCAATACGTCGCGCATATTACGCGCGCAGAATCGCGCGCCAACAAGAAATGCTCGCGGCTTGGATCATGTACTATGAAAATGTCGTGCGCTACATTAAAACAATGCGCGCCACTGGTGGTGATCAAATGGCGCGCATGACAGTAGAAGACGCGGAAAAGGCATTATCGCGCGCGTCATTTGCGCCTCTTGATATTGCTGCGCTCGAATCACCGGATATCAAGTTTGAGCGCGCGATTCTTGCGAAAGTGCGCGGCGAGCATGCAACCTTCGCATACATCCTTAATTTGCGCGAGCGCGACGTAACACTTGATGGATGCGCGAAATATGAGACTGCGCTCGCAGCCAAACAGCAAGAATTGCGCGAATTGAACAGCGCGGCCGAAATCGCACCACGCGCGCCATTTATTGGTGCGAAAATATGGTTATCGGAACTAGACGCGCTCTTGGAGCGCATATGCAATGGGCGCGCAACTGATTGGGAATACGGCGAACATGGCCGCTATACGTTCGCGTGAATACGCGCGACTTTTTTTGAAATTTGAATAGATCGCGCGCTTAATATATCATCATGAAATCCGCGCGCACAGTTCTCGTTGAGCCAATCGCAATCACAAGTCTTGCGCCGCATATTGAGGATCCGAAAATCGCCGCGCTATTGCCAAAGCATGGCGAATTTCCAACGCGCGCGACCGTGATTATCCATGGTATCAATAGTGCGATCGCCAATGGATTGCGACGCATTCTCCTCTCCGAAATGGATAATCTCGCGCTCTACATTAACCAAGACAGCTGGGCAACGACAGATAAGTTCGTAATGATTGATATGATCACGCGACGCGTTCTCCTCATTCCATTGACGCAATCGCAAGTAGAGGAAGGCGCGCGATTCACTTTGGATGTTACGAATGACACAGACGAGCCAATGGACGTATTTTCCTCGCATCTGATACCTCCACCAAAGTTGCGCGCGCTACCATTCTATGAAACGATCAATATTGTTACTCTGCAACCGCGAAAAAGCATTCGGTTCTCTGCGGACGTTATTCGCGGAAATGGTGGCGATGACGCTGCATTTGCGACTGCATTCACCGCAATATCCATTCCTTTGGATGAACGCCCGCGCGAAATGCTTGAGGGAATCAATCTTTCGGAAACACTCCCGCATGGCGATAAGGCGCGCGTTATCCAATCATCAAGCGTAAGTAATCCACATGTGTATCAGATAGTGTTTGATTCCGTTGGAAAAGGCAATCCAACTGCCATTCTTGCGCGCGCGGTCGCATCACTCATCGCGCGCACTCAGGCAGTTGCGCGCGCACAAATTGTGCTTGGACAAGAAAGGCAATCTGGCGGCTCATCCGCGCAAGTCAACCCAATTGGAGATGATATCAATGGTTTATACACCATAAAATTGCAAGGCGAAACAAAGACAATTGGCGAGCTATTCACGCGATGTTGCTGTGAAGTATTTCCGCACATTGATTTTGTTGCATGTGACCTTGATGATCTTACAAGTGAGCTAGTAATTCGCGTTCGCACACTAGAAGAACCAATTGAAATCATAGTGCGCGACACAATTGCCTATGCTGTTGATAAACTTAATGAAATCGCGCGATTCCTTTGAATATTTTTTTGGAGCCAAATATACGCGAACTAATGACAACCGCTACAAAAGTAGAAGACTCAGCTGTGCTCATTATTAATGATTCGCAATCCGCAATGGGCGTTTTGCAAGTTATCGCGCAATACGCGCGCGTTTTTGCGCAACACCCAATCCGCATTTTGCGCGGAGATCGCGCGCATGATCGCGAATTGATCCTTACATTCACGAAGAAATGTAAAATAAGCGCGGTGCCCGCACTTATTACGCGCGGCGCAATTGTTATTGGAAGCACAAAAATCTGCGAGTTCATCCCGCGACTCGCTCACAGTATCAACACTCATGTCGAGCGCGAGAAACTCCCCGCGGAAGAAGTGTTGCGCGAACACCAATTGCAACAAATGGACGATATGGGCGCAGATGACGAAGAGAAAGTTTTTACAAAGGATGAAATGGACGCGCGCATATCACAGTATAGGCGCGAAATGGATGCGCGCGGCGCCGTTATTTTATGTGGCAGCGCAGAGAAAGCACCACCTTCGCGCGCAAAAGTGGCGTCCACGCCCAGTGCACCTCCATCGCGCAACCCCCCTCCACCAATGCGCGTTCCCGCGATTCCAAAGAGCAGTGGTGGCGGCAGTAATGATGACATCTTCGTGAGGCGCTACACTGAAATGATTGAGGAAACCACTGATGATTGATTTGAACTGTAATTTTGCGCGCAAATATATTTGTTAATGGAATTTAGCGATCCTCTCACTGCAACAAACTCAGATCAGTGCGCGCGATTGTTCTGCGCGACAATACATCGCCTTCTAACATTCGCAATCAAGAATATCGCCGATGCGCAATGCGTGGAAATACTTGATGGGATGCGATCTAAATATCGGCTGGCATGTGACACTATAATGACGCAAGAGCAAATTGTTGAGCAAGTTGGCGAAGTCTTGTTACACTGGAAAGAACCAATATGCAATTATGATGCGAATTTCTTTATGCGCACTGATCTTGCGTCGCTCATTGCAGACGCGCGCGATGTCAAACCAGATGTATCCACAATTTCGCAATCAATTCGCGAGCGCTTCTATCGCGCGACAACAAAAGAGATACATGTCGTTATTTTGGACGCGCTTAACTTCTTACTCATTCTTTACGCGCGCTACTGCGCGTTTTGCGCGCGATCGTTGGCGCAGTGAGTATGTATTTTCAAAGTAATCGCGCGCAGTAATATATAATGGCAGATAAAAAGAACTCAGCGCACGCTGTCAAGCGCGCGATTAAAACTGCGATGCACGGTCTTCCAACTGATCTTAGTGGTCAATTCGAAGAATGTCTTTTTGATTGCGATCTCGCGTTCGCGAAATATTGGAAAATTGTTCGCGTTGTGGATCAAATTTCGCGCGCTTTGCAAACTCTTCGCACAAGTACGAAATTCGCGGATGTATCCAGCGCAAAATTCGCGGATGCATGCCGCAATGTTGAAATCTTCGTGCGCGAAAGTTGCATGTCAATGAGCGATGGGCCCGCGATTCCGCAATCTGACCCATCATTTGATCAATTGCCGGACGCAAAGAAAGAGCATTTTCACGCGGCTTATGATGAGATGCGCAAAGCGCATGTTGTAAAGCTTCTCATTCAAGCGTGCGACACTCTTGATCCATACAAACCACATATCGAAAATCGCGCGGCACTCAATGGATATTTTCTTGTTTCAATGCCAGGTGTCTCTTTCACGCCATTTGCGAATTTTGATGTCAAAGATGCGTATCTACAGACAGAGGATAAAGCCGCGCGCGAATCAATCCTAATTTACTTGCATGAACTCTACACGCTTGGGTTCCAGCTCTATAACGCGTATACTGCACCGGATATGAATGTTGATCAAATGGCGAACGTTGTGCGCAACGCAATTGCGCAATTGCGCCGAGAACCAAGTTTGTCGCGATGCGATGCCGCATTCGCGAAAATCGAAGAGAGCTTAGCGCTACTCAAGACGAATTTCGGCGATTATTACACAGAATTTGTGCAATCGCGCAGCCCAATGGTCCTTTTCGAGCATTACGTGCGCGATGTCGCGCAGAACACTAAATCACGCAAAAAGAGTGCGCTTCTTGCCGCGCAATTTAACAAGATCGTCGGATTCTATCGTCACGCCGCGCAAAATGTTGGTATCTCAAAGCAAGCGGAATCATTATTCGCGCGCTTTAGTGAGTTCAATTCGCAATTTGAGGCCGCGAACTTGAGTCGCTCGCGCACAAAATGCAAACCGAAAGACGATCTCGCGCCGTGACGCGCGCGAGCAAAATATTGCGCTCAATATAATCCAATGAACTACACTCTTGCGCTTGCAGTCGCAATTCTTATTGTGCTATTTGTTCTATGGCGCAAAGGCGCGCGTGAAGATCTCGTAGATCTTGTAGAAAAGCAAATACCGCGCCCGCTAAAAGATCCAAAGGACTCAGTTATTATTGAATCAATACCACTTCAGCGCGATACTCCGCAAATTGAAATTGATGATGCGCCAACTGCACCAGTTTATAGTGATGAGAAGCCTCCAATTACGCTTACATTCGATGCGGCAGTCGCGCGAAACGCACTCATGCGCTCGCGCGATAAACGCGTATATGATGCGATCGCGAATCGCACTACGGACTACTGGCGCCCATTCTTTGAAGAAGAGTTGCGACAGTGCGAATATCGCGACTGGTGGGATGATGTTGCATATCCGATGAATGATAGTGGTGAAGATGCGATTACCCCGCAACAGTCGCCCTCAGATTTAATGGCGACACCTTGGGAAAGCGCAACACCGCCATTCGTGCGAACCGTGTGATTGCGCATTGCGCTTATTTTTTGCTATGAATATACTCACTCACTCATTCAATGCAAAGAAGGCAACCCGTATTTTTGCCCAGCGAATCAGTCCCTGGCGTTTACCCGCGCTATTCTGCGCAAAACGCGCGACATCCATCATCGCGCGCACTAGATGCAATGACCGCAAGCGGCGCACCAAGAGGACCACTAGAGGTCGCAAATGTGCGCGCGCAGGGCTATCGTCGCCAACAAATGGAGCACTTAAGTGCTCCAGCGCGCGCTGCACCTCAACAGCCGCGCGCAATTGATGCCCCAAATAAAGTCGCGGGCGAGATTGCGGCCGCGAATGCGGTTGAACAAGACTATTATGCTGGGCGATCAATCGTTAATACGGATGCGTATTTCCTTGGAGTCATTAATCAGTTCAAAGATGATTCCTCTGTCATGAACCCAATGGGCGTTACAATCCGCAATGAATCCGCGGATCCGACAGTAACTACAAGTACGACGACCGTGACATCTGACGCGGAAGCACTCATGCAGCAACTCGCGGATAAATTAACAACGCGCGCAAATATGGTAGATTTAGTGCTACCGATTGGGCACTCAGCAATCGATGATACGCGCGTCTATTTCGATACGCTCATATTGTCGCGCGCGTACAGTGGTTATGCGTCTGGCGAAATACCAATGCAATTTGTTGATATTAATGGGACGAGTCCGCCCGATCGCATTGTGAAAATCACTCTCACTCCATTCAACTTTCCGCACATTTACACTGCGAACACGACTGTTTTTGATATGTTCTATTTTCGCTCTGTATTTATGACTGTGCGATTCGTTCCATCTACTCATTTGATTCAATCCGCGCAACCAAATGACATGTTCACGTACGAACTGTACGTGGAAGATATTGATTCAAGCGCGGTCTACTTGCGACCACTCGAACAAACATTTTGTCTTAAACAACCCATTTCAGTTACTGGTGATCTTACTGTGCGCTTCCAAACGCGCGCTCCAACTGGTACTGGATTCACGAACTGCCCAATCCCACCAACGCGCATTCGCGCGATTCGCACTGCGACTGGGCCTCTTCCCACACCATTTACGACTTTCGCGCTACAAGATGGTGTTTATATTGGCGCGATTGCGCCACCAGCAGCGACGTACACTGTTCCGATACTTTTCCAGAATTACAATACTGGCGCGGCAATCACGCCCCTTGAAGTATTCCTTGTGGATCAAATTGGGTACCAATCGCTAACGTTTGTCGCGCCCAATCTCTTCAATATTGCAGTTGATACAACTCTTTACGCGGGTACTGATATCTATGTGTTCGTACCAAAAAATAGTGTCGCCTTTACCATGCGCTTCTCGTGCTTGCAATCCACGCGCACGAACGATCTCTTCCCATTGCATACTTAATCGCGCGCAATTGCGGCTACAATCGCAGCATAGCGCACGTCATTTAGCGCAAGTTTGCGCCACGCGTGCAAGCGCGGATCCTCCATGAAGATTTCGTAACCAAATACGCGCTCTTCCATACTTCCGGGCTTTGCCGCGCGATAATAAAACACTTCTGAGCCGATTGTTATTTTTTGCGCGGTTACTCTGCGACTAGTTATTGGCGTGCATGGGTCAGACGCGCGCAAATCGCCGTCAAAATCATTCGCGACAAAGAGAGGCGCACTTGTCGGCGCGCAAATGCGACAATGTGTTGCGCGATCCGCAGGCGCGTGATTAATTGCGCACTCAATGGATACTTCGCGAATCGCAGATTCAAAGGAATCAATCAAGAGTTGCGATTCGCGCGCGGACGCGTACAATTCTTCATCACTTGTAGTTTCAGTGCTGTCCGCTGGTGCGACTGCGACATACATATAGATTGCGACATTCCGCTCATTTGGTGGTAAATCAACGTGCGACCCGTTGCGCACTGCGCGCGCCTTTACTTGTTTGATGCGCCCGAAATTCCAGTACGGTTCAAGAATGTGAACATGGCGCACATTTTTGAGATCAATTCCCTCAGCTCCTGTCGCGCTAATAAGTAAGAGCGCGAGTTTATCCGCGTGCATATTTTGTGGATCACTAAAGCGTTCAATAATGCGCGTGCGCTCTTCTGCTGGAATCTCACCAGAGAATATTGCGTAATTGTCGCGATAACCATTTTGATCAAGAAAGCGCGCTAGAGCGGCTAATCCGCCGATTCCAACGAATTGCGAGTAGATTACACCAAGTTGCGCGCGATGCTCGTTCAACCGCGCGAGAATTGCCGCGAATTTCGCGGATTCAATCGTGCCAATCGTACCAAGAATCGCGCTCACTGGTACATTTACATCATCCTTTTCTTGCACCATTTGGCGTCTCACGGCCAAAGGTGGGCAATAGTTTCCGATTTGTCTGCTGTGGACGCGATAACTAGATGAAAAGTCAGATTTTGGTTTTTGAAGCGCGGGTGTTTCGCGCGCGCGAAACTTTTGTGGCGCTTTGATGACTACTTTGATTGCGGAGCCTATTGTCGCGCCTCCGCGCGCTGCTTTTGCTATTCCTTCGCTGTGCTCGCGTTCGCGCGCGACAATGTACGCATCATACTGCTCTGGTGTCATTGGCACGCGTATAACTCGCAATGGGTATTCTTCGGGGAATTCAACGTGCTGTTTCGCGCGCTCGAATGCAGTTTCTTCCGCCGTTGCTTGCTGCACGTCGAGCGCGCGCTCGCTCGCGCGAACTGACGCTAGAATGTCTACGGTACCAAGACCGGGCGTAGATGCGTAATTTACATAAGATACGAGACCGAAGATTCTATTTTGGAACTTTTCGCGATTCTTAATTGTATGCGCGGAAATAAACGCGCGCGCAAAATCCTCAAATTGTATTGGAAGCACTCGCGACCCCGCTAGCATGTTAAAGCAGACTGATAACTCAAATGGATGACTTGCTATCGGCGTACCAGTCAGAAACGCGATTTTCAAGTTGCGCGCGCCCATTATCACATCATATAATTTCGCAGAGTTGCGCGAACCATTAACAATCGCACGAAAGAAGTTGTGCGCCTCATCAACAATGAGCAACTTATTATCAAGATTCGCAATATTCGCGGTTAATTCGCCAGCTTTCGTATCAAAAAGGAGATCCTCGTCATCTTCCGAAATAAATGTCGCGCGCGACATTTGCGCGAGCATGTTTGACGCATTCATAGTAACAAAACTAAATGTTCTGCGTATCCAGTCATCGCGGGAATCCGCGGGAAGCGCAGCGATAGCGCCAAATGCACCAAGCGCTTCTGTACCCCCGCGCGCAACTCGCGTTTCAATATATTGCGCGATCGCGTCGCGCATATTACTTGCGAGGGATTTCGCAAGGAGAATAATAACGCGCCGAGATTGCGCGCCCTCGCGCGGAAATAGCGCGTCCATCGCAAGCGACGCAGCAAGAATGGATTTACCCATTCCAGTGCCATGATATATGAGGAGTCCGCGCGTACTTGTGTCTTCGAAATACACGCGCGCGATATTCTGGTGGTAATAGAGGAAATCAAACGTCGTTGGCCATTTAATCGCGGCTAAGCGGCGCGCAAGTTCAAGCGGAAAGTTTGTGTTGTCGCGCGAGTTTTGCGTCATTTACTTTATACAGTTATGTCCCATATTTTCGCGCGCAGCGCGCATTTCCGCAAAACGGCGCGCGATCAGGAAACACACGAAAATCAGCACAATGATACAAACAATGATTATTGCGTTAGTTGCGGCTCCGTTTGTCGCGCTCTTGGTGGTCGCGGCTCCTATCGTCGCGGCTCCGTTTGTCGCGGCTCCTATCGTCGCGGCTCCGTTTGTCGCGGCTCCGTTTGTCGCGGCTCCTATCGTCGCGGCTCCGTTTGTCGCGGCTCCTATCGTCGCGGCCATACATTTCTCCAGTCGCTCATAATAGTCGCTATGCTCGCCCAAATGTGCGAGCGCGATTTTCGCGGATTGCGCGGCATCATCGCTTGTCACATTGTATGGTCCCGCGCGCGTTCCATGTTCTAGCTCTTCGTTCATTCCCGCGCGCAAATCTTTGACACTAAAATGCTCGTATGTCACACCAAGTTTGCGCCCAATGTCTTCTGCCTCCTGCAAGGAGAATTCTCTGCGACACGACGCCATTCCCAATTGTGCGTATACAAACGCAAAAAAAGATTACCGCGCGCGAATTCGCGCGTATTTACTTGCGCGAGTGAGACTTGCGAGAGCGAGACTTGCGCGAATGAGACTTGCGAGAATGCGACTTCTTTGTCGCATCCGTACTTTTCCTGCGCCTACGTGCGGCACCGTCAACGCCGGATCCGTACGTGCATCCACCCTTCCTGTGTTTCTTACCACCTGTTGGCATTTTCAAATGACCGATTTGACTACTTGCGAGCGTATATGTCTGTGCTCAAAAAACGGAAAAAATAATATTTAATTCGCGATATTTAGATTCGCGCACTCTCAGAATTTCCTATTGCGATCATATGTGTTGACGAGTTTCACAGCTTGCCTGCGCACGTCAATACTTTCCTTCTTATTGAAGACTCCCGCCGCCCATAGGATCAGAATGATAATAACGATCAGAACTACAGTTCCGATACCACCTCCAACAAGCCACTTTAGCATTGCTATTTTTTTGCGATCGTATCTTGTATATATTCTCGCAAGTAAAAAATATTCGCGCGGATATTTATTCAAGCGGGACATGATCGCCAACCATCCGCGAAATTGGAACATCAATATAACGCGACGAAGATACAGGCGCAAACGCGACTGGTGATCCGAATGGTGGCCAAAACGGATTATACATACTACTTGCGCATGCCGCTGATGGATGCTTGTATGGCGAAAGACCGCGGAATCGCTCATCACACGGTGCAAGTTGCGCGTTTGGGTCCCATGCGGCATTCGCGGCGTCAGTGCGCGCGCAATTGCATTGCAAACCTTCTTGCACGCGACGATGCCAAATGAAGGCCGCAATGAGAATAACAACGATACATAAGCCAATGATGTAATTCATAGTTATCGTATATTTCGCGCGCGAAGTTTCCGCGCGCATCAAATGTTCTCCGAATCCCATTTGACGCGCACTCGCTTTGCGAATTGCGCGAAATCAAACTTCTCGCCAACTTGCGCGTTATTGAATAAGTGCTGGCGGAATTCAAACATAATTTGGTCTGGCACAACATTTTCGCGAAAATAGGTCGCGGGAATACCATTAAGGCGCGCCCAAGTATAGAACGTTGAATACGGACCGCACTCCGTTTTTGAGTGCTGGTGCCACACTTCGCACACACATATCGTCTCAATGCGCGCGCGCGCGTTAACGCGCTGTAATTCGCGCTTAGTCTTCACCATCCACTCCAACCACTCACTCTCTGGCCTTATTGCCGCGCTATTGAAGAATTCTATTGTCCAGCACGGCGTTTCGCTAGTATCGCGCGCGTCCACAAATAGCGCCATCCAATGCTTTCCAGT